AGACCTTGCACAAGATCAAAGACAAATCTCACTCTTTAGAAGTTTCAACTAAGTCTTTTTGTTTCAGCAATCGTAATGGTTGCTGTTTCATAAACACTTAACCTATATCTAGAAAGGATATATTATGTTTATAGTAACTACACAGACTTTAGAGAACTACGGCGCTGTAGATTCAGATGGTAAGTTCGAAAACGGTAACGCATATTGGAAGTTCAAGGGTGGTAACTACTACCAAGTTGAGGACTTGGATCGTCCACAGGACGCAATGGCATTCGTAGCCGCATTGCTCATGGGGGAGAACGACCTAGTAAACAAAGAGTTTCCACAAGAAGTGGTAAGGTTCACCCAGTGGATAGATGACCAGCCAGACGATGCAGGCGAGGAGCACTCCATCAGGGATTATTACCTATCAGTGGTCAAGAGAGTGTCACCCAAATGGTATCAAACCGGATACTATATTGAAACAGGTGACGATGGTTGCTCTTCCATAAACACTTAAGTCTTTTTGCTTCAGCAATCGTAATGGTTGCTGTTTCATAAACACTTAACCTATATCTTGAAAGGATATATTATGACTAAACTACTAAAGTCTGCACGGATAAATGCTTACCATGCTTTTATTGCTGCTTACAAAACTAAACTTAAAGCCGAAGATGCGACTCATGATGATGATGCTGATTACGATGAAGCCTTTGATGCTTATGAGAATGCTGAGAATGCTTTACAAACTGCTTCCGATACTTATAATGCTAGTCTGGATGCTTATGAAGATGATGTTATGTACAAACATGAACGTGGTCGTTACAATGAGCGTGCAACTGATGATCAATACTGGTTCAATCTGGCGTACAGCGGGTTCTCATGTTATGTCTGGACCGAAGAACCAGTAAACACTGACTTCACGATGTCAGTAACTAAACCATTCTCCTTCAAGGATGATGAAACCTTCAACCTGTCATACCACACTGGACCAAAGAAAATCCCAGACATAATATTAGGTTGGGAAAATGCTGGTTATGTGGTGACCGCTATTGATGAAAGGATATACAATGGCCGATAACGAAATAGTACGTGAAACATTCCATGAGCTGTACAAAGAAAATCAGCTCTTCTATACAGGAACATACGTAGAGTGTCTAGCAATACTAACAGAGTCTATGGATGATGACATAGCTCAAATATTTAAAGTAACAATCAAAGAGGAGGAATTGATGAAAATTACTGTTGGTAAACCTAAGCGTTGGGATAAGTCTCAAGTCCTAGAATTGTTTGATAACTCACCTGATCTAACGTTAGGAGAACTATCTTATAGGTCTAAGTGGACAGTCAGAGAAATTCTAAACGTCTTAACTGAAGATCTGGATGGCGGTGATAACTGGACCGAAGAAGAAGTAGAGTCTGCTGAAGAATACGTTGCGTTCAGAGTAGAATATTCTAAAGAATACGCTGAGGTTGAGATGTTGGATAAACATGGCAGTGGTAACTACGCAGATGATACAGCTTTAGAGGAGGCTGATCTATGGCATCAGTAAGAATAGGACTGGATGGTGGGTACGAGGTATCCATCATTCAAGATGGTAATAAAAGAGTCGAATGTGCTCTTATAAACCCAGAGGGTGATATAACACCATTCTCTTCACAACTCTACCAAGAGCCAGAGGATGTTCATCGTGGACTTACTATAACTAAACTCATATCCCTACTGTCTAGGGCTAACAACTATGCATTGGAAGGATCATTTAAATGCAACAGATAACAAAACACAAAGCCATAGAAACAACTATGCGCAAATACCCAGCTATGGATAAAGCCACAGCAACTCACTATGTCGAAGAGGTACTAGGGTACTTCAAAGATTAACATACATAGATCTGAGGGATTTCACTAAGAGATCCCTCTAACCTATAGATGTAACAAAGGAGAAACTAATGTTGACTAATGTAATAGCAGTTGTGTTACTAGTTGTAACCATTGCATGTCTGGTATGGTACGCCCATAGCTGGTACAAAGTAATGGTGGACTATGATGTTGACTAGCAGAACAATCTCAGCTCCCATTCAGAAAAGCATATCGGTAGTACTGATGCTGTTATCTTTGGGAGTTATTCTAGTATCCATCTCAGGATTCTTACAATCAACTAGTGTACATGATGCAGCGCACGACCAAAGACACGCTATGTCATTCCCCTGCCACTAAAAGTAATCGACCCACAGGGGGTCAATTTAAAAAGAGGGATACTCTCTCATAACCCACGTAAAGGAAATATAATGATTACTCTTTCTAAACCACGGAACTTCATGATCACTAACGCCGAAGCCTATTACCCTAAGCTGGAAACACCTCAGATTGGTAAAGGCACAGTCAATGGTCGGCCTTTCACTACACCATTGCAGTTTGAAATTCAGCTACGAGCTAAAGACGCAGCCACTCTACAGCTATGGAAAGATAACCATCTGCCTGTGAGAGAGAACAAAGACGGTGTGTCTAGCTTAACCATTCGACGCCGTGCTCTAAAAGCAGATGGCAGCGACAATGGTAAGCCTCGTGTAGTTGGTAACGATAAGCAACCAATGGACGCTAAAATCATTGGCAATGGTTCAACAGTTAATGTTATCGTATGGCAAGCGCCTTATGGTGACAATAACGAATCAATATTCAATTCTCTCACAGCTGTACAAGTGACTGAGCTTATTGAATACAGCGGCAGTGACATCGACTTTGATGTGCTTGGTGAAATGTCACCTACTGTTTCTGGTGAGAAAGATGAAGACTTAGAGGCAATGTTCTAATGTCAGTTTTCTTACTAGCATGTGCTAATCTCTATTTAGTTATGGTGTTTAGTATCGCAGCGGTGGAGATTACATCTGATGTGATCATCCACTTAGCTCCACAGGAATCAATCGCTGTTGAAACTATAGACCCGATGAATCCTAATTCAATTCCAGATGCATAACTCCAAGGAATCCGACCACAGGGGCCGGATTTAAAAAGATAATCCCTGTCCATAACTGGATATTTGCTTATAATCATAAAGATAGCTAATTAAGATTATCAAAACACCTAAGTATGTGTATAAACTACTTACATAATTCTAATACAACACTAAGATGTGTTGTCTGTTCCAACTGTTGAGTTTGGGTTCTTTAATCCTTTCAAGCTCAAGCTCCGGTTGGAACAACTAATACAAGTGACTCCGATCCGAACTCCTTGCTGAAGTTCTCGTTGAAGTCCTTGTACCCCTGACTGTTGAGATTCAGTGACCCTTAAAGTCGCGCGGTGATCTCCAGTCAGGGTTCAAAGTTTTTAAATAGAATCCCTTACGGGATGCTGTTTTTAATAGGAGTCTCTAAAACCCAGAGGTTTTAAAGATTCCTAAGAGATCCTAATGGATCTCGTTTAGGATTCCTCCAGGAATCCTTAGTGACCCTAAGGGGTCACTGTGATTTTTGGATGGTCCGACAAGACTTTTTCAAACAAGAGGCATTTAAAAATATCTATTTTATTCGGTGTGTGGATAGTTGGTTACATTACGGTTGCAACTACCAGAAAAACAACTTAACTAAAATTAGTCATGAAAGGCTATAACAATGACAACAGTAAATCCAATCGGTCGTAACAACTTGCAATTTCGTCGTGTAACAAAACGTTATGGTAAGCCAGTAGGTTCATTCTCAGGTCACCAAGGTTACCTCTCAGTAGCTCGTGATGTTGAGACAGGTCAGTTTGTGTCCCGTTCTAAACTATCAGAATCTACAATAGATCGTATTCGTAAAGTTATCAAAGTACGTGGCTTCAACAAATAGGAGAATTAGAAATTGGATAAAGCAAATATCTTTTGGACAGCAGAAGGGGAAGTGGTTATAGAAATTATGGAAAGAGCATTGATACTATCACGTGTAGAAGCAGAGGTACTGTTCACAGACCTAGGTCACACACTCAGAGATATGCACGACTGTATGGACAATAACGCAGAGGACACTGGTGAACAACCAGATGGCTGATATACTCCCATTCAAATTAAAACCAATCGGTCTTGATGGTGCAAAAATGAAAGAAGATACCTTCAGACGAGTAGATGAATTATTCAACATAACTATGTGGATAGGCACAGACGAACAATACGAGATAGACATGTTTAGCAACGAAGATTACTCTGATCAAGAAATCTTTGAAGGAATAGAATGTCTATATGCTAAATTCGGAATTGAACATGGGTTCTTTTCAGAAGAAGAAGACTAACCTTAAAGGGGAAGAGTTATGATCTCAGAAGTATATTATAATCTAAGAAAGAAACTCTTCTCCATTAAGCAGAAGGGTAAAGTAAAATACCACAACGATAACGTAGTAATATACAAGGCTAAATTTGTAGTGCAAAACGGTGGTAGGTTACGTGTGTTACGTACAAAACAGAAGAATGTCCATGCATTTGTTCGTGGACAATTCGTAGGTAATGTCTGTCTTGACTTTGATGGTGAAATGAAAAGGGCCTTCTATAATCCATACATCTTAAAGCAATTCATAGAGTTTGATAGTTTATTAGAAGATGAACACAAACCTGTAGTGGAAGCAGAATACGCATGGTTAACAATGAATGAAGGTTATCCTGTAATAAAATACATCCCATATGAAAGCAAAGCACATGACAAAACCAGCAGTACACATCTCAATAATGACAGGTAAACTCCAAGGTCTAAAAGCAATCAGTACAAACACCAAGACAAATGAGTACTGCATAGATCAACACAAGAAAGCCATAGACAATAAGACAGATAATATATGCGGAGATTGTTACAGCCACAAAATGCTAGATGGTTTCCGTAAGAACATGGCACCTGCCCTTCAAAGAAACAGTGACATCCTATCATCAAGACCATTAGAACCACATGAGATACCAAGGATTATAGACAGCATCTTCAGATTCAATGCGCATGGTGAGATAATAAACATGCAACACTTAGATAATCTGATGCGTATAGTTCTAGATAATCCTTGGTGTCGCTTTGCCTTGTGGACTAAACGAACAGACTTTGTATTCCGCTGGATGAAAACATATGGTAAACCAAAGAACCTAAATCTAATCTATAGTAACCCTAAGAAAAGTATGATTATGTCAAAGCCTCCTAGGTACTTTGATAAAACATTCAACAATGTCTTAACCGATGAGTTCACAGAGCGACAGAACTGCACTGGTCAAAAGTGTCAAGACTGTCGTTTATGCTATGAAATCAATGATGTAGATACAATTGTAGAAAAAGTAAAGAAATACTAATGGAAAATAAAATAGACAACTCAGATGTAATAGCACTAGCTGCTGAAATTACAGAATACATAGTTTACGAACTGGTGTATGGTGGACCAATAAAAATTCAAGAAGAGAATGGTGATGAACGTTATACAGACGAAGCACAAGAAGTATTCAATGATCACTATGGTGAAATAAAAGACATTATAGAGAAAGGGCTAGGACTGTCAGAACCAGAGAAACCAGAGCAAGAATCTATACAAGATCTTCTTAATAAATTAACCTTAAAAAACTACTTAAAGGGATAACCATGACAATCTATATGAATCAATACCAAGATAAAGCTAAAGAAACTGCAATTTTCCCACAAAGACAAGGGATTACCTACTTGGCATTAGGTTTATGTGGAGAAGCTGGGGAAGTTGCAAATAAAATAAAGAAATGTATACGTGATGGTGCATCATATGATGGCATTGCAGCAGAACTCGGAGATGTACTCTGGTATGTCGCAGTACTTGCAGAATACCTCGGAGAAGACCTAAACACAATTGCAGCAGGTAACCTTAAGAAACTAAGTGACCGTGCCTCTAAGGGTACTCTACAGGGCTCAGGTGATAACAGATGATGCTACTAGCCTTTCTGGCCTGCATCCTCATAGTTCTCATGGCAGCAATGATGAAATGACTAAAAACATTGTAATAAGTTTGTACGACTTCACAGGTGAAGCACTCAAACCTTGGGCAGCAGCAGGTTACACTTGCTATGCCTTCGATATACAGCATGACCCACATGAAACAACAACTAGATATTCTCAGATTAATGCTAAAGGTTCTATTGAGTACGTACACGCTGATCTACATAACCCTGAAACCTTAAACAATATTCAAAACTATTTTGTCTACGAGAATGTAGTATTCGGCATGGCCTTCCCAGTATGCACTGACATGGCTGTATCTGGTGCGGCTCACTTCAAGCGTAAGGCAGAGGCAAACCCAAACTTTCAGATTGAGGCAGTAAGTCATGCCAAGGAATGTGCCAAGTTATTTAACAGTATGCGTATTCCATACTTTATAGAAAACCCTGTCAGTGTACTGGCAACCAAATGGCGTAAGCCTGACTATAGATTTCATCCTTACGAGTATGGTGGATACATACCTGACAATCAAGCAGAGCACCCACGCTGGCCTGAATACATAGCAGCCAAAGATGCGTATCATAAAAAGACATGCCTGTGGACAGGAGGAGACTTCATTATGCCTCCAACTTTACCAGTAGAACCTGAGGAAGGACACAGCAGACAGCACAGGAAGCTGGGTGGTAAGTCACAACGTACCAAAGATATACGCTCAGCCACACCACGTGGCTTTGCTATAGCAATCTATGAGATAAATAGAGAGGACTGGTGTACATAATAATGCCATTCACAATAGAGGAAAAACCTTGGACCACTGAGATAGTTATCATGGATGATTCAGGAGATGATATTGACCTCGCAATAATCATAGAAAACGTAGGGGAATACGAAGGCTATGTATCTATGAGACAATTCAATGAAGACATAGGATGTTATGATGTAATAACCATGTCACCCTTAATGTTCAAAGATCTTATGAAATCCTTTGATTCCCCAGAGGGTTTCCACGGACTTCTATGGAAATAAAAAAAAGAACCCAGAGACTCTCACAGAGAATCTTTGGGTTCTTATAATTTTTCAATAACCGACAAGCCGCACTAACTTGTTTTTTTGTAAACCGACAAGCCGCACTGGCATTTTCTTTCAGGTTCTATCAGAACCTCACACTATCCTAAGTGCTCGTATCTTGCTGTCGAGTTCTTCATCAGATAAACTCTCAGCGCCTATCTCCTCAATCTGAAGCTCCCTACGCTGTAGCTTAGGCTGCTCATACTCTGCAATCTTTGATGCAAGATCACTAGCAGTATCAAAGTCTTCTTTGTCTAAAGATTTAAACATAAGTATCTTTAAGACATCTAGAGAGTTCATATCGATATGGTCTAGTACATCTTCTTTGTACTGACGCCAATCTTTCATGCTCATCTTTAAGGCTTCTCTAGCATCTCTTGCTGCTTTACGAGAAGCTGCTGATTTCAATTGCATCTCCTTAGCATTTTCTTTAGTGAATGAAGGTGCTAAATTTTTAAGGCTGTTTGGATGAACCTCTCTAGTCATAGTAATTACCTCTTATTATACTTTATTAATCCGACCACGGGGGTCGGATTTTAGAAGAGGAATAACTCTCTTCTCTATAAGGAACTTAAAGAAAGGGCATAAAATGTCAGATATTATTAACAATCCTACACACTACACAAAGTACAAAATACAACCTATCACATTTATCATGGAGAATGACTTACCATTTCATGTAGGTAACATTATTAAATATGTTATGAGAGCTGGTCATAAGATCTATGAGGGTGAGGACGGGGTTGGATCAGAGATAACAGACCTACGTAAAGTCATCAGGTATGCAGAGATACGTATTGAACAACTTGATAAAAACATGAAGGACTATATCTAATGGGTAAATATAAAAACATAGAGACAAACATAGATGAAATCATAAGGCTTACATACCTACTGGGAGACTTCAGTACCCACAAAGAGTTCACTGAGATTGTCTATGCTAAATGCTTGGACCAAAACATACCCTCAGCAAACATCAATTATGCAGATAAACGAATAGGAGAAGTACTAGGTGACCTTATATAATAAAATAAAAGAAACTTTACGTAAACGTGTGAACATGAATCAGACAATCAATCAACTTCACAACCTATCTGATACAGAACTAAAAGACATTGGTATATATCGTGGTCAAATTGAGGAGATAGCTAGGGGTATTATCGATTTCCACCGGACAGTACGAGATGGAAACCTATTAACTTCACCTGATAAAGACGAGGAATAAATAATGACAGCACTATGGGTACTCCTTTGGCTACAAGTAGAAACACCAGTGGGTGTCAACTACTTTCAATTAGGATCTTATGAGAGCTTACAGAAATGTAACTCTGCATTAGAAAGGGGTAAGGTTATGATAACAACTATAGACACTCAGGTAGTGTGTGTGGAGATTGGAGTAAACTCGGATGATTAATGTAACATTCATAGATAGTATGGGTACTGACCTATCTGTAGTAAATGCAGCGCGCACAAGTTTTGGGAAAAAGAGCCAATGGCACTACCCAAATGATGATGACACTCAGAGAACACTTAGTGATCGTGATACAAAGTTGGTAAGGTATCTTGCAAGTCATAAACACACCTCACCATTCGGACATTGCTTCGCGTCTTTTCACATTAAGTCAAGTGTTGTGGTAGCCAGACAGCTAGTCAAGCATAAATTTTTAAGATGGAATGAAATATCTAGGCGATACGTTGCAGATGAGCCACAGTATGACATACCTAAGCTTCGTAAAGCCACTAAAGATAAGAAGCAAGGGTCAGGAGATTTAATTAATAACCCCATGTTAGATGCAGTAATACAACAGTCTTACATTGAGTCCACTAAACAGTACAAATATCTACTTGCAATGGGTGTCTGTGAGGAGCAAGCGAGAGGCATACTGCCCCTCAATCACTTCACTGAATGGTACTGGTCAGGAAGTCTTGATGCCTTTGCTGACATGTGCAACCTCAGATGTTCAGGTGATACACAGGAAGAGACTAGGTTAGTAGCTAATGGTATCTGTAATATTATGAAAAAGTTATTCCCTGTATCTTGGTTTGCATTGAGGTTAGAGAAATAATTAATGTATGAAGTATATAGCATAACTAACTGTCCATTCTGTGAGAGAGCTAAAGAACTCCTCAGAGAAAACAAAGAAGGCTTTACAGAATACGCTATCGACATACAAACTGAACTGGGTAAGTCGGTAATGAAACGATCAATGATGAAAACAGTTCCTATTATATACCACAATGATATATTTATTGGTGGATATAATGATCTTAAGATGTACTTAAACAAATAAGGAAAGGACGCAACATGCGTTTATGCTATGATATAGAATGTAATGGTCTCACTCCGGATACTATCTGGATGATTGTTGCACAGAATTTAGATAATAATCAGATCTACAAGTTCTCTGATCACGATAACCTACATGGTTCTATTGCTGATGGTGCTGCACTACTGCAGAACGCAGAGATACTGGTAGGTCATAACATTATTGGTTTTGATAATGTAGTGATGGATAAGATATGTGGTACTACACTCAATGAGAAACGCTGTCATGATACTTGGGTTATGTCTCAGGTGTTGCGATACAAACGAGCACACAAGCATGGTCTTGCTGGTTGGGGTGAACACCTAGGCAACAATAAGATTTCATATGAAGGTGGTTGGGATGCTTACTCACGTGAGATGCTCCGCTACTGTGTACAAGATGTTCGTGTGAATGTTGATGTGTACTATGAGTTACTTACAGAGTACAAGAAGGTTGCTAAATTTAATCCTAAGATTAAGTTAGGTATGAAAGCTGAACATGAGACAGCAAAGTTCAATGCCTTCTGTAAGAACAAGGGTTGGTACTTCGATATGGAAGAAGCTATGACTCTAGTAGGTATCATGCAACAACGTATGGCTGAAATATCTAACACCATTGAACCTCAGATGGGAACTAAGGTTGTTTACATTGACAAAGAACCTAAGTCCCCTAAATACAACAAGAATGGAAAGTACAATGCGACTACTGCCAAGCTGCTTAGCGAATATTTTGGAACGGAAGTTGCGGTCACAGACACCCATCTCGCAGGACCAACTTTCAAATTCCAACGAACAACTAAGGAACAAGCTAAACTGGGATCTCAAGAAGCGGTTAAAGATTGGCTCATCACTATCGGATGGAAACCAGACGATTACAACCGAAAGAAAATCGGAAGAGAATGGGTAACTACTGGACCTAAACTCACAACATCCTCATTGGCTAAGCTTGGGGAAGTTGGTATGATGGTTGATGAGTACTATGTACTACGTCACAAGGCTTCTCTTATGGAGGGCTGGGTGGAAAAGGTAGAAGGTTCTGAGGACAAGAGACTTCATGGTAACATGTGGACTATCGGTACACCTACCTTCAGAGTACGTCATGAGGTAATTGCAAACCTTCCGGGTATTGAAACACCTTGGGGTAAAGAGATACGTGGGATGCTTAAGCCTGATCCCGGATACGTTATTGTTGGTGCAGACAGTGCTGGTAATCAGTTACGTGGTCTTTGTCATTACGTAGATAACGATGAGTTCACTAAGGAAGTACGATATGGTGACCAACACCAGCGCAATGCTGATGCACTTGGTTGTTCTAGACCCATAGCCAAAGGCTATCTGTACGCTTACCTCTTTGGAGCAGGTGATGCTAAGCTGGGTCAAGTATTATCCGGTAAGTCCAATAGCGAAGTAGGCCGTAAGTCACGTGTTGATTTCTCTAAGGGCATCAAAGGCTTAGAAGAACTTAAGAAGAAACTCTTAAACATCTGGAACAAAACATCTAACCAACAAGGTGATGGATGGTTCCCTGCACTTGATGGACGCCCAGTGTTCTGTGGGTCTGGTCATCAAACTCTTAACTACTTACTCCAAGCTGCTGAAGGTGTTACCTGTAAGGCATCACTGATGTGGGCATGGGATAAGATACGTGAAGAGAAACTACGTGCCGAACCTCGTCTGTTCTACCATGATGAGATGGCATTCCAATCACACCCTGACGATGCTAAACGTGTTGGGGAAATACTAACAGAGTCCTTTTCTGCTGGTCCAAAGATGTTCGATGTAACATGCATGGATGGTGGTGAGTACATAATAGGAGAAAGCTACGCAGATGTTCACTGATAATGCAGTAATACTGGTAGACTCAGACTCAATCTACTTTAGGATGGCTTGTGTAACAACCAAACAAAAAGAGATTCGTGTGGGAATTGATAGCACTATGAGAGAGATCCAACGTAACTGTGGGTCTGATAGTTTTCTCGTAGCAATTAAAGGGAGGGGTAATTTCCGAAAGGAGATGTACCCTCTCTACAAAGGAACCCGAAGGGAGATAGAACCTAGCGTTAAAGAAGCGTTGAACTATGGACACAAATACATGGTTGAGAAGTACCAAGCTGTTGAAGCTGACTACATGGAAGCTGATGATCTTGTTGCTATCTGGGCTGCTGAATGCAGAGATGTAAACCAAGAGTATACAGTTGTAGGTATTGACAAAGATCTTTTACAGATACCTGGAACACATTACAACTTTGTAAAGAAAGTAATCACAGAGGTTGATGAAGACACTGCTAACTTAAAGCTTATGCTTCAATGCCTTACTGGTGATAGGTCTGATAACATACCTGGAATTAAAGGGATTGGACCTAAGAAGGCAGAGAAGATACTACATGGAGTTCCTATGCACCGCAGGTGGAATAGGGTAAGGGCTGCTTGGAGAACAAATGGATCCGGAGATCCTGATATTTCCAAACGACTATTAACAATGGTAACATCTTGGGAAGAATTAGATGACATTAAAAAACAAATTGAAGAGCATAAGTCGAAAGAACAAACGTCAGTTCATCGGGATACTGAAGACTGACATTGGTTGTGTTGATTGTGGTTACAATGAACATCCAGATGCTCTAGGCTTTGATCACCTTCCTAAGTATGAGAAGCTTCACGATGTATCACGAATGGTATCTTGGGATAAAGATATCGGTGACATCCTTAATGAAGTCTTTAAAACAGAAGTGGTGTGCCATAACTGTCATGCTATTAGAACAGCAGAGAGGCGCAATGGAAAACCTATTCCAGATAAAACCACTGTCAGCAAACAGAATGTTTGTAAGGAAAGGCAGGATAACCTACAAGACAGCTGACTATAAGAGGTTTCAAGAGGAGATGGCAGTCATACTTATGGGTGAGACATGGGAGTTTAAAGACAACCCTGTCCACTTCATTGTGTATGCTGGCCTCTCTAACAAAGCCTCTGACTTAGATAATATAATTAAACCTTTACTTGATACCTATCAAAATATATTCGAGGAGTTCAATGATAAAACGGTACAAGGAATTATCCTTCAAAGAGACAGAGTTAAACGAGGAAGAGAATACCTCTGGGTTCGAGTTGCAAAAGCAGAAGAACTTGAAGTGGGATTCGAAGCATTCGAAGACTCGACAGAAAAAGAATCGTAATCGTGATATAAAAACCGAAAGGGATTTCTGGTGAAAACTAACTGTGATAAATGTGGCAGCTCAAATGCCAATGAAATATACAATGATGATAACCCAAGAACCCATTGCTTTTCATGTGGAACAACTGTATTTTTAAATGAAAGAAACCAAATGGAACTAATAAGAAAACAAATGGAACTAATGGATCAAGACGATTTCCTCATCAACTCATCTATGATTGACGAGGTAAGCTCATACAATAGCTACCCAATGACTAGTCGTGGGATCTCTCAGGGTGTGGTTGATCATTTCAATGTCAAGATGTCTGTAGATATCAATGGCAAACCTCAATCACATTTCTACCCTTACACTGTTGGAGGAGAGCTGGCTGCATACAAAGAGCGTAAGCTCCCTAAAGAGTTTCGTACTCATGGAGACTTTAAGAATGTCGAATTGTTTGGACAACAGCAAGCAACTGGAGGATTTACGCTGGTCATCTGCGAAGGAGAAGTCGATGCACTCAGCGTGGCACAGGCGTACAAAGAGAAGTATGGAAGAACGTATTCTGTGGTTGCTGTACCTTCTTCATCTGCTACCTCTTGTGCTCTTGCTCAAAGGGATTGGATAAACTCCTTCAAGACTGTCGTAATTATGATGGATCAAGATGAAGCTGGCAAGAAGATGTCTGACTTCCTAGGTAAGATGATTAAGCCGGGTAAGGCTAAAGTCGCAAAGCTACCAGAGAATGACGCAAATGCTACATTACTTAAGCATGGTTGGAAGACTCTGTTAGAGTGTGTGTGGAATGCACAAAGTTGGAACCCCTCAGGTATCGTTACAGGTAAACCTATTTGGGAACAGTTCATTCAACGACAGAATGTAGAGTGTGTACCCTACCCTGATTGTTTGAATGGTTTAAATGATAAACTAAAAGGAATTAGGCATGGTGAGATTACTCTATTCACTTCTGGAACTGGGAGTGGTAAGTCTACTATTATCAAAGAGATTATATTGGATCTCCTCTCGAAAACAGAAGACCGCATTGGGCTTGTCAGTTTGGAAGAGAGCGTTGGAGATACGGCAGAGAAGTTCATTGGCATGGTTCTCAAGAAGTCTCTTAATGAGGATACACCTCCAGATGAAGACGAACTTAGACAGGGTTTTGATGAAGTCTTTGGAGACGAAAGACTAGTATTACTAGACCACCAAGGATCAGTAGGTGATGATAGTCTTATAGATAAGATTGAGTACATGGCACTGATGGGTTGTAAGTATTTAGTACTAGACCACATAACTATTGCTGTGTCTGAGGGAAGTGATGGGTTGTCTGGTAACGAAGCCATTGACAAGTTCATGTCTGACCTACTTAAGATTGTTAAGAAGCACAACATCTGGCTTGGGTTGATCTCACACTTACGTAAAGCACAAGGTGGTAAAGCATTCGAGGATGGTAACATTGCATCCATCGATGACATCAAGGGCTCTGGTTCTATCAAACAGATATCATTTGATATCATTGCATTCTCTAGGAACCTAACAGCAGATGATGAGTATGAACGTAACACTGTTAAATTCAGAGTCTTAAAGTCTAGATTCACAGGTAAGACAGGTGATGCTGGTTCTGCTACCTACGATGCACAAACTACCCGACTTCAAAATAAAGAGGTTGGTTTTGATTATTTAACTTCATAGGAGAATACATGTCAGCAATCCAAGAGATAGTTGATTACCTTGTCAATAGGGTAGATGGTGTCAGTCCTGCACGTCGAAGACCCCATCTTGCTGGGCTCTTAATGAGATTGTCTGGAAATTATAGTGAACGTATGGAAAGGTATGTTATTAAAAGCATATCGATACTCCAAATGCAATTCACTAAGGACACCAGCTCAAGCCCAGCTGGCACAACCACACTCACTAATGCATCTACTAAGGTAGGTCAGAGTATTGGTAAAGAACTAGACCGAGAGCCCCTCCCGTGGGGCTCTGTGGTGTCCATAGGAGACCTGTTTATAGAAGCCTTATACAACCTAGGGTTTGTAGACTTATCCTATGCTAAGACCCGTGACAGCTGCCACGTGGTGTCTGCATCACATAGGTGGTACGAGTTAGGTGTGATCCCAGATAAAGGTGGGAGCTTTCCCTTAGCCTCTACAAGTACCATAAGACCAAGGAATATATCTGGTATGATCCAGAAGATAAATGGTGTGGAAAGACCAGTCATAAAGGGGCGGGTAGAAGGAGATCCAATAGACCCCTATGCACCTTGGGTACAAGCACTTAACAAACTACAACAGACTGCTTGGAAGATAAACAAACCAGTCTACAATGCAATGATTGAGAACAAAGAGTTGTTCCTATCTACTGATCCTATCAAAGACAATGATGCTAAGGAGCTAAAGCGTAGGAGTAAGATGGTAGAGTGGGCATTCATCTCAGAGAAAGCACGTAAGCTATCAGAGCTAGATGAGTTCTACCAGTACCTAGATGTGGACTATCGTGGTAGGTTCTATTACTGTGAAAGCTTTATGAACTTCCAAGGATCAGATCTAGCTAGGGGATTGTTCAAGTTTGAACACGCAAAGCCAATGACTGCAAGTGGGTTACAGTGGTTAGCTATACACACAGCCTCTGTCTTCAACATGTCTTACAGCATCGATGAGATACCTGAGTGGTGTACTGCTGACTACAAGACACACCTTGAGGGTGAGGATTTAGATAACATCTCTGTTGACAAGATGACACTAGAAGATCGCATCAGTTGGACCAACGAGTACATGGATGAGATAGTCGAAGCAGGTAAACACTCACAGTTCTCTGAGGAAGCTGAGAAGAAAGTGTCTTTCCTTGCTGCATGTGTTGAGTGGTATGAATTTGACTGTGCTTACAAAGACAATCGTATCCACATGACAAGCCTACCAATCCCTATTGATGGTAGTAACAATGGTTGGCAACACCTCGGAGCAATCTCTAAGGATGAGAAAACTGGTGAGCTAGTAGGTCTTATCCCCTCAGAGATACAGAAAGACTTCTATGTGAAGACTGCTAAGGAGACTATAGATCTGTGTAAAGATGATCGACTCAATAGTATCTTGTCTAGTATGCCAATGAAAAGAATACGCAAGGGGATATCTAAGCGTGGCTCTATGACTAGGGCATACTCAGCAGGCTCTAAGAAGATCGCTGAGAACATGTTCTTTGATTGTAAGTCAGAGGACTACCATACAGAGTACGGCATCACACAAGATGACTGTACTAAGTTATCTAAACTGCTGATCAAAGCAATTGATAAGGTATGTCCAGGACCCCTAGCTACTATGAGTTACCTACAGAACCTAGCGATGTACCAATTAGGTACACATGTGAAGGTAGACTCAGAGGGATACGAAGCTAACACTGAGTACAGAAACCTATCTAAGATCCGTGATACCCTCATGAAAAAGAACTTCAAGACTGATGAGGATCTCTATGAGCTTAACGATGTTGTAATTAAACTTAAAGAATTTACAACAAGACTTAAGCATGGGAAGGGTAAAGATAGGATTGAATGGAGCACACCTTCAGGTTTCCATGTGATCTATGAGAAATGGATCATGCAAGATAGGAAAGCCAGAGGACGTATCAAAGGGTATGGTAACAAGACCGGACAGGTTACACACGTAGCCCTTGTGCCTACACGTATGCCAGACAGAAGAGGTTTCATCTGTGGTATGTCACCCAACTACATACATTCTATGGATGCTAGTCACATGGCTTTAGTTATCTCTGAGTGGGATGGTTCCTTTGCAGCTGTACACGACAGCTTCAGTACACATGCTGGTGATGTGGATAAACTACTAGACTTAACTAAACAAGTATTCATACGCATGTATGACTACGATAATTACTTTGAGGTTATACGTAACTTCATAACAGATGCTGAAGACGATGTGGAACAACCTACATTGGGCAGCTTAGATATAAAGGAGATTGAAAACAGTGACTACTTCTTCACGTAAATCATATAATCATTTAGCACTACGAGGTGTTCAAGTAGATGATGATGAATTTATCTCTGATTGGAACACTAACCCACTGACAAAGGTAGCCCTTGACCCAGAGCTAGCTTACACAAAGGATCTCATGCCAATCATAATGGATATTGGTATCGAAGAAGACTTGAGTGGTGGTGTGATAAACGATAAACAAGCACGACAACGTAAGCAAGAACAGATGAAAGAGTACCGAGAGCTTCTTGCAAAGAAAGGTATGCTTAAATAAAATTAAAAAGCCCCCAAGAAAACCTTAATGGTTCTCTTGGGGGCTTTATTTTTATTTAGTGTGCATAGTACTGCAATGGAATACGTCTACCGCTTTCGGTTTTGTAACCATTCATTAGTATTTCCTTTTTCAAATCTTTCTTTGCCTGATTAGTTGAGGAAATAACTTTAGGAAGTCTACTAATTAGGTTCAATTCATTACGAAGAAGACCTTTAAAAGTTTTTAGTTGTTGAACAGTAGGTTCATTAGGTGGGTTGAATGGATCGTACCCAACTTTTTTCATCTCTAAAACAACCACTTTGGACATACGAATCTTATCGTCCCGCAGCTGCGCTTCTGTCCTAACTTTATCAGAAGTGTTTGTCAGTTTGCTCATACGTCCCCAGAGATTAGCCATGTACAGATTACCACTGGCAGCAGTAGATACCTTAAGCATCCAATCCATATAGACCCTCTCATTAACTGTGAGTTTATCGTCAGGATTCCTACCTTTCATCTTCTCTTCAAAACGTTTAGTTGCCTTAGTCAGGGAGTCACGTGCCTGTTCTAAGTAACTCCATTCAAGAGTTGCATCCATCCAGTTAAGATTAATCTCTTCTAGTGCAACGTCATAACCATTAGCATCTACTTTAAAAGCATCATAGATAGTTAAGAGGTATGCATTACCATTAGATGCCTTGTTCATCCTATCCCAAGACTTGCCAGAGGCAGTCATTGCTACGGTAGCAGCATCGACAGCTTGAATAGGTGCAACAACAGATCCACCATAGGCAAACTCACCGGGAGTACCTTCAATAGAACCATCTGAGTTTGTCCTATTTCGAACAGCTGATGCTGTAGTTTCAGTTTCATAGTGAGCAACGTTTGTCTTAACCATCTCACCAGTCTGAGGAGATCTCCTCTTAAAGGTGCTCATAGAAGCTTCATCATAACCTGTAGAGGATTCACCACCAATATTGATGGCCATACCTGTTGGACCATAAATAATAAAAGGTTCATTCATAGCAGCATGTAGTGAAGCCGCAGCCCTCATAATAGATCTAGCTTCTCTGGAAGCAGGTGTCATAATCCCTTCAAGTGATACACTATATTTCTCTAAGAGAACTTTAGCTAAGTCTCTACGTGACATAGTAGAATCTACAATAGAAAGACTTGGAGCATAAGAACTTTCAGGGTCTTCAAGAAGTTTCTGATTCATAACCTCTAAGACTTCTTCAATGTCAGTTACAAAACTTTCAATCTCCTTACCATAACCATAAGTCATGATTGTTAACTTAGCTAAATCTCTATTGTTAAACACAGCACGTGCAACATCATTCAGTTGTGGGAATAAATCCTCACTGATGTTTGACCATCCACTATCTATACTCTCATTGGCTAATCCCATAAGTCTATCACGGATATCACCATCATCTAAGAGTGTTGTTCTGTTCCCCCTAGCCCTGAGGACACCAGTGTAGTAAGCCATATTGATCTCACCCATTTGCATACCCTGACTTGCAGGACCATTGGTCTTACCATCCATATAAGCATTGACATAACTAATAAATTGTTTATCCTTGGGGTAGTTCCTTTTAAAGTCAACGTACTTAGCGAAGTCTATCAATGTGTCCATAAGAAGTGGGCCATCTTCTTTCTTATCTTTAATCATCTTGATAATCATACTATCATAATCACTATTTGGATCAAGGCTAAGCTGATTGAACTGTGGGAATTGTGGAGAATCTAAGGGAACACCATTAGCAATGGCCTCAGACACAGCTTCATACTGTGCATCAGTCATTTCTAATGCTTGTTGAAGACGTTTACCATACCCATACAGTTCAGACTCTCTGGCTTTAAGCATAACTTCTCTTTGACGAGGTAAGAAAGTATCACCAGCATCTGTTATTGTATTGCCTGCAGAGTCTTTAACTTTAGACAATAAGATCATGGCATACATCTGACGTAGGTTCTTCTCTTGCCTGTTTCCAGGTCTAATAATAGCCCCTACAGGTGCTCTTGTAGCAAATCGAACAGCCTTAGATGTCACTGGGTTGAAGAAAGATTGCTGAGGTGTCAGCCTCCCCTGAAAACCTTGAACATTATAAGTAAGGTAGTTAATACCATTACGATCTTGGGCTAATGCTTGGACTTCCTGTGCTAATTTATCCATCAAATTGTTGATGTTCTCTTGTGGAATATAAAGATCTTCATTTAGTTGTGGATTATTTTCCATCCTACGTTCCTGCATCTTAGCAGCAGCATTAAATTTGTTCATCCTTGATTGACCAACATTGTTGATCTCAGCCTGCCAAGTAGTGTGGTCATTGGACAAGAGTGTAGATAACGCAGTAGAATATAAGATCTTCATACGTTGCTTATCAACCACATGGCCTACCTGACCTAAGTTATTAATAGCTTCTTCAATAATCTTACCCATCTTCTGACCAGAATTACCACCAGACACTGCCCTAACTACATTCTTACCAACATCAGTATCAACCATTTGGTTAGGTGTTTTCTGAGGTCTCACTATTTGACGAGGGAAAAGTTTCTTACGATCAATTTCACCTTCTTTAATAGCTGCCTCACCTTCTGCAGAAAGTGTATATACTATTTGCCGAGTCTTTGGATCAGTAGCGGTTGTAACCAGTGTTGGGTTAGAGTCTGCCCATAATTGTTTGAACGCAGCACCAAGTGTCTCAGCCTCCTTACGGTTCAGTTTATCTGGTGAAGCTAATGCTTGAACCATAGGATCAGTCTCAGGCACACCCTGACTTATCATAGCCTGCCTATTCCTACGCTGATACTCAAGATGTATCCTGTTACCTATCTGCCCGTTACCTTCAGCAAGTGTAAGCGTTTGGTTTACACCTTCCTTAGGTACAGATGTGTCTCCCATTGCCTCTGAAACAGGGTCAACAGTGCTTTCCATATTACCACCAAAAACATCCTCAACAATAGCAGAAGCAATTTGAGTATACATTGGATTAGGTATCTTCATACCACTCTCAGATTCTATAATTGCATCTGCCCTACTAATAGCAGCTACGATATTACCATCAGCGGTCTCAGCAATGGCATCTGCAAGTACTGGACCTGATACAGGAGATTCACCCTTAGTCAGTGGGTAAGCTGCATTTCCAAGGGCTGTTAAGTTTAACCCAAGATTACCATTATTTACATTATCAACAAGAGTCTTTGCACGAGATCTAAGATTACCACCAGCTTCAGATTGGGCTGCGATAGATAACTTCTGTCGCATAACAGGGGGTGTGACCCGTCTATACCTTTGGTTACCAGTCTGAGCATTGGTAGCCATGTCAGGAACTAAGAATCTGTCATCATTACTTTGTTGTTCTGGGTTAATTAAATCAGGCGCTAACCCAGATGCAGCCTGTGTGATCTCTGCAATTTGTTCTGGAGTAGTGTTAGCAATATCTTGTAGGATGCCTGATGAGGCAGGTGAAGATGCAGGTTGTTGAGGGGCTACCTCTTCCTCCTGCCTAACAAATCGATCTTCTAAAGATTGAGAGGGGAGCTCAGCACTCCCCCCTTTAATTATTGGTATCGCCATTACTAATTCTCCTTGTTGTCCTTATAGTTCCAACCACCACCAGTCATTAGACTAGCTAGTCTTTTATTAGTATCTGTAAAAGGTCCAATTCCAGGGGCTGATTTTAAACCCTGATATAAAGAACGTTCAAAGTCACCCTTAGCTGCATTCAAAGTTGCATCACCGAGCCTACCAACGTACCCAACAGTTGGGCTTTCACCTGTGGCTTGATTGTATAACCAACCACCAAGACCCTCAGAGCGTTGACCATAGATAGGTGCAAAGATATCAACAATCCTTTCACCTGTGCCAAGCAAACCAGAAGACATGACACCACGGCGAATGTACTCAGGTGTGTCCAAGTATGGATTACCAAGTGTACCTTCGTCATCATCATCGTCATCAAACTTTATCTCATCTTTCATAGCCTGTGAGAAGAACCCTAAGGCAATCATAGTAGACATGAGAACAAAGGTGTTGTACTTCATTGCTGGAGTGCCACGTTTGATATAGTCATTCCACATACGAGGTATATGGTTTGCTGTAAAGGTAGAAATGAAACCTTGGAACTGTGTAAACAAAGCAAACCTTGGATCTTGATAGAGCAAAGGACGATTAGCTGCACTTGGAAGGGCTACTGCTTGGTTAATAAAGTTGTAGGTAGCTTCCTTCATTGTTTGATTCCATGCATCCATCTCTTTAGCACTTAAAGGTAATCCTTTTTCAATAGCATTCATCATAGGAATGAATTGTTCTATAGGTATTCCCAAGCTTCTTAGCTTTTGCTCAGCCTCTTGGGCCTCACGAGTAGGGCCTTGAGATACAATCTCCCCATCCTTAGTGACATACTCTGTTACAGTAGTTTTCTTCTTAGTCTTTTTATCAACAGTAGTAGTTGTTCTTGCCTCGTTCCTTTGATATAATATTTTAGAGTTAATAGATATAAAATCATAGGCCATACTTGCACGAACAGCACGAGTATAGTCAGTCCATTGAGTCAAACCAATAGCCCTAAAGAAAGCTTCCATAACATTCTTACGATTGTCTGAAACCTCACTGACACCTGTGGTTGTTGCAGCGCCTACTTCCCAAGCATAGAAACCAGTTTCTCTAAGAAGCTTTTGACCTTCACTACCATTGTTCTGTTGAAGTATACCTTCATCAGTGCTGGATTCAACCTTCTTTAGATTAGGCAATAACCCCGCCACTGCTTCTTGAGCAATGTTCCTAATGCTTCCATTCTTACCAAAGATTTGTTCCTTAGTGAGCGCCCCTTGTGTCATAGCCATTTCAGGCAGTGAGGAAAATGTTGCAAGTGGAAGTGCGGATAGTGTCATCCAGAACATTACATTCTTCTGGAACCTCATAAGCTTTTTACCAGCTTGGGTAGTCGGCCTGTTGTAGTTACCTGACACAGCCTCTAAGATATTCTTAACCTCAGAAGCTACACGATTAACCTCTTCCTCAGGCACACCCTCGGCCTGCATCTTGTTCAAGAGTTTAGATATAATCTCTCCATCCTTACCAACATACTTCATTTGAGTTACGTAACGAGCCGCAGTCTTACTTGCATTAGCAACGTTAGCGAAGATGTCTTTCTCATAGAACTGATCAAACTTTTCATTCTGAGATAGACCAAACTTCCTACGCTTGTGTGATGGTGGGTTGAGAGATCCTACATTACTGATAATAGCATCCGCAGAGTCCAGATCGTAGACGTTTGGGTTGTCTCTGATCTCATCTGTAATCCTTAAAGCTAGGTCAGGAGTGATTCCATACTCAGATATTAAAAGATTTTTAAACTTCTCTGGATCCTTAGACACAGCAGCCTTATCAATTGACTTGTACTTAAGGAGGTAACCTTTAATATCTCCCAAATCAGCACCAGCATCTAATTGGTTTTGACGGAGTTCCTTACCAAGAGTCATCAATTGATTACCCAAGTCAATAATTACCTGCCTGTTCTCAGTGTCCTTTGGTACAAGATTCTGATTAAAGTTACCTCGTTTATCGATAGCTCCCCTCAACACTTTGTAAGTCATGTCACTTACCCTAGCTCTATCAGAAGACTTAAACACTCCTGCAATAGATCGAAGACCCAATCTCTTATAGTAAGCTTTTGGGTCATGCACTTGGTTCTTGTAGTAAGTTACAAGATGGTGTTGTGCAGCTTCGATACCAGAACCACCATGTAAAGGAGTCAGTGTCCCACCTAAGATAGATGCCAATGCACGAGCAGACCTAGACTTATCTAGTGTAGCTTTTGGAATTGCATTTGTAACAGCAGCTTGCCAAAGATTAGAAACATTCATTACAGATGTAGATGCACGTTCCATAAATGTTTTCTGACCAGTTGTTTGCTTGTGCTTATCTCCTCTTTGATTAACGTTGGGACCGAGGTTGTCAGAGGCATCCACTTCTTTCTGAACATCTGACAGTAGTTGGGGTGTAGTTCTTACAGTCCCACCGTGATTTGCCTTCTCTTCTTCTATGTATCTTTCATTGTCTGATTGAGATATTGGTTCTCCAAAACGAGCAGCTGCATCCATCCAAGTTATCTGATCTTTAACTGTACCGGGAATAGAAAAGGCACCACCTAAGGCAGTGCCAGCAATAGCAGCATTAGCTAAACGTTCTTTAAACTCTTCGTAGTCAAACACTTTATCTGAACCTTGAACAGCAGCAAGATAGCCAATAGCTTCTTGACCAACTTCAGTCAGTCCCTCAGATACAGAACCAACACCTACAGTTCCTAAAGCTCTCATAGAAGCCTGCTTAGCTGTTATCTGAGCCTTTGCAATCCTCTGTGCTTCATTGGCAAACTGACCAATGGCAGAGTCTGCTTCTGCTTTAACAAGTATCTTAGCATCTAGTAAACTTATTCCACGAGATTTAGCAAGTGCCTTTGGTATCTCTTCTCGTATAGTTTGTATTGGGTTTTTTCCTATACCTCCAATACCTTTAAGACCTAACCTATCAAGGACAGCTTGAGCTATGCCAGAACCAATTGCAATGGTAGCTGACTTACTATCGTTATCACCTTCCATGTCATTCCAAGTTTGACCTGCATACATGAATGATGGGATAGCTACAGCACCTGAGACAGCAAGAGCAGTACCTATAACAGGGGCAAGTACAGTTCCAGCAAGAGCCGAACCAGCAGTGATTGCCATATAAGGAAGAGACAAAGCCATTGTGTTCCCAAGGTACTCAATGAAACCTCCAATGTTATCAATATCTTTGTAGTTGTTAGTCGTATATCCAAACTCAGCCAGCTTACCTTGCTGCCTACGTACACCAGCTTCACCCCATCTTTCAAGACCCTCAGCTCCAGTAGAAGAACCAAACAGATTAGCAATACCATACGCACTCTCACCTACACTGATCCACCCTTGTTCCCAAGAGTCGCTGATAGGGTTGAGAGATTTGTTGTCAAGTGAGACACCAGGTCTTCGGATATCTACATCACGATAAAAATACTTATTCATTTCGCTTGTAGCTTGATCCCTAGACATTCCTTGGGTCATGAAGTAACTGATGTAAGAAGCTCTTTCTTTTTCATCTACAAGGGTTTGTTTAAAGCCTAAAGACTTGGCACCTTGAGATCTCTCAGCAATCTCAATATCAACTGCAGCTTTATCAAATGCAGAAGGTTCGTATGTACCCTCGAAAATAGCCCTGTCCCTAGCAGCTGTTGTGGCTGTCTTTTGAATCCTATCAGAGTCTGTTGAGTACTCTGTTAGATCCATTGCACCTGAACTCATTAACATGCCTGAGAAAGTTTCCCCAACATCATTGACAAGATCAACCATCTGACGAGTACCACCAGAATCCATCATAGGGGAACCGTCTGAATTGAACACAGGTTTTATGTTATTAAACCCCTGTTCATTAGCTAGTCGGGAGATAATGCCAGTGGTTTCTTTACCACCAGCAGTACCTTCCTTAACTTCCCCAGTGTATAAGATCTTAGACACCTCGGCAGCATCATAACCACGAAGACGATAGTTGGGACCATCTGGGTTATCCAATGTGTCACCATCGATGAAGTGAGTACCAGTACCTGCTAAAGTATTAGGCTTAAAGTTACTAATATCATCTAATATTCCCATTACATATCTCCTTGTGTTAAATTATGCTATTAGTCCATTCACCATACTCTTCATGACATACTGCATTAACCCACTTACACCAATAGCAGCACCTGTGTCAATGTGGCCTTGCCTTAATTCAGGGTCTAGATCTCGCCAATCGTTGTAAGTATCTGTAGTCATTAGCCAAGATGAAACCTGAGTATCATTCATGCCAGCTAATTCTTCTTGACCTTCACGAGCTGCCGCATCCTTAAGAGTCTTTATGAAAGTTGTAATATTTGCTATAGGAACTGGTTTATCAAAAGTAACCTTACCCTCACTATTCTTTGAAGGTAAGAAGAAGTTTTGTGCATCAGTAGTATTAGATTCTACCCAAGCTCTTGAGAAATAGTTACTTAATCCAGAGATTTTCTTACCAGACTTAGTATCAATCAATGCTTCATTGTAAGCCTTTTCTACAAGCTCTTCCATCTGCTCTAGTTCCATACCATTCTCAATAGCAAACACAACAGCTTCCCTTCCAATTTTTGCTTTTGGAATGCCCAGATATGATTGACCAGTCACAATAGCACCAGCACTGTCTCTCTTTGGATTATTAGTATCTAGTTGTCCTACAAACGTTGATATCTTATCTCTTATCGATTTCTTGTATGTCTGATTGGCTTGTGTATTAGGGGCAAACCTACCATCGTTGGTAAGTGTACTTAGATTAACCTGCTTATTGCCATCAAACCAATAATTACCATCACCTACTTTTTTTTGAATTAAAGTAATTTCCCTACCTGTTCGCCTATCATACATGGTCATTGGCTGAGCACTAGTGGGAACGGCAGGGAGACCTTTAGTTACAAGATCACCAAAGTCCATTGATTTCTTAAATATTGCAAGACTTTCCTTAGTATGTGTATCTGCAATAGCAACCTTATTATAGGTACTTTCCTTAGCATCTACCCTAGCAATGTAGTTCTTACCTGCAAAGGCAAGAGCTTGATTACCACTAAGACCAGTAGCACGACCACCAAGGTACATAACAGCAGCCCTAGCAAGTTCTTTACTGTCAAACAGATTCCCAAAGACACCTTTGAGCATAGCCATAGCACCTGTTACTTCAGGATTTTTAACTTTGTCAGCTAATAATTTAGCAGCAGCCGCTTCAGCAGCCGCTTTTTCTGCTGGAGTTAATACAGGATTTTCTTTTTCTAAGTTTGTAACAATGTTTTCAACATCAGCTATAGGGTTTTTAACAGTAGTTTCTACAGTTGTATTATCAGCAGGGTTGACATAAGGTACGATATTATCACGTTCCTGTTCTATCCTAATAACATCAGAGTTCTTCCTAGTTAGTTGCATCTCAGCTCTTTTTTCAGCCTCTTGCGCCTTTGCAAGTTCCAACTTATTAGCTTCAGCTTGAGCTTTAGCATCTGCCAGTTGTTGAATTGCCTGCTGACTTCCAGGGTTTAATCTTATGTACTCTTCAAGATTTGTAATGACGTTTAGAGTAGTTTCCAAAGTATCTCTCGCAGAGTAAACCTGCTTTTCTACTATATCAAGAGGGCCTCGTTCAAGAGTCTCTCGCATAATACGGTCCATGTAGAGATTGTCTCCACCTGTACTCATATCACTCTGGTCAGTCGCAGCTTCAATTTCGTTTAACCGGATTTGATTAATTGCTTGATCATCCCCGTCAGTAGCAAGACGTTCTAATTCAGTTCTAGTCATACTCTTATAGTTCTTATTCACTACAGGGGGTATGTCATTATCCAAACTAGGAATATTTTCTCTAGTTTCTTGGTACAGAGTGCCGTAGTTTGGAGGGATATTGTAACCAGTCAACTCCTCTAAGCTTGTCATTGATGGTGTAAATGCCCCTGAAATAAGATTAGATACCTTGCTGTGTTCAGGTGATCCAACCTCTAGCCTTTCACGAAGATCCATTAATCTTTTCTGTGCTTCAGACCTACGATATTTATCTGGGTCATTACCAATGAAGTCATTACCAATGACATTACCACCCATAGGTATATTATTACCCATCATCCTAGGAACATCTTGAATAGATGCTGGAAGGTTGTAACTCATCAACTCATCTAGGCTTATCATCGATGGGCTTAATGCCTTTGTAATAATATCAGATATCTTGATGTGTTCAGGTGATCCAACAGGTAAACTTTCACGCAGATCCATTAACCTTTGTTGTTCTACAGTCCTACGAGAAATAGCATCACCAGTCTGACCATACCCTGAAGCACCTAAAGTACCAAATCCTGTCTCCCTAGGATCACTAATCACTTGTCTATCCTGACCATTAGTGAAGATATTACCTTGACCAAATGTCTCATTACCTAAGCCTGAGCCCGGTCTTGGTACACTGTAATTCAATTGCTTGAATGGAAATTCCTTCCTAGCCTCTTCAACACTATCAGAAGATCCTTCAAGTAATGATTGATCACTGTTAGGGATTGGGAGGTATGAGAGGTCTGGTGGAGGTGTGTTCATCCATTCAGGTCCAGCCACTGGAGGAGAGTTGGGGATTGGGAGATATGAGAGGTCTAATGGAGGTGCAACAACTGGCTCCGGAGGGGCTTGCCTCTGAGGCATCTTATCAATTAGAAGTTGCGATTGATCAAACTTAGTAAGAGCATCACGCTCATTCCTTTTAAACCAAGCGTTATCAACATCCTCTTGAAGATTACGCCGAGCCATTTGATCTATAGATAACCCGCCTGTATTTAAGTGGATAGGGCCACCCATATTTTTCTCGTCAGTATAACCAGCAGTATAACCACTACTAGGAAAGTTAGAGATACCTCCCGCTCCCATGTCTGAAAGCCTTGGACTATCTTGTACCCCTCTAGGAGTAGGTACACCAATAAACCTTGGATCAGGAACACTTACCTGATTTGCAATCATTACATTCGGATCAAGTCCAGCATACATGTCTTGAGATGGCATCATCTGATTATCACGAGCTGCATTAGCAAGTTCCTGTTCTATCCTAATAACATCAGAGTTTTGAGGTTGGGGAGGTGCTGCTTGCATCTGTGGTATTAAATTAGGTGCCATACCAGTCTGGCCATACCCTGAAGAGCCTCCAAGTTCCCTCTGATCATAGTTCTGTTGTGGTTCAGGAGAGGTTGGACGTGACTGTGGACGTAATGATGTGTCAGGGGCCATTGGACGTGACTGTGGACGTAGTGATGTGTCAGGTGCTGCAAGAGGTGGGGTGACAGGTGCCTCAGGTTGTTGAGTCTCCGGACGTGACTGTGGACGGGGTGATGTGTTAACGGTAGCTTGGTTTAAAAGTTCTCTCTTTGGATTTGGATCTCCAGAAAGTTCATGGTACCTATTTATCCAACCCGCACCATGTTTATCCCAAGTATCAAATGTTTCAAACTTATCTAAGAGTTTGTTTTTAAAATCTATAGGAGAAAAAGAGTGATTCAAAGGTAGATCATCTGAATATTTATTAATATATCCCATAGTCGTTGGTCCCATAATACCATCTACTTGGTCTGAGGGCATACCTAACATTTCTTGCATGATCTTTAAACCATGACCACCACTATTAAATATAGAATGGAAATAAATTTCTTGCAATTCTGGAGGAACTTTAGCTACCTGATATTTATCATAGTAGTTTTTTACTAAGATCCCTTTAGCCTGTTCCTTAGTAAGTGCTTTCATATCAGCTGCGGTTGGGGTTCTTCCTAAATAAATTTTAAGTTCTGGAGCAGCAATTCCAAAGTTAGTACCTACAAAAGGTTCGTTGCCTAACTTACCTGCCTTACCATTTGTATAGTTACCATTGTCATTTACGTCTTTAGAGTAACCAGCTTCTGCTTTAAACACTGACGAAATAAGATCTTCTTTACTTTTAGCAGTACCACCATCATTGTAATGTTGAATACTACCACCCATGTTTTTCATTGCACGATGCTGTAAACCTGCGCTATTCATCTGCTCTATCACAGGAGCAAACATAGTTGATGCTTCCTTATTGAGGACAAATTCTCCGGGTGTTAGCATCGCAGGTACAGTATCCCGATTAGTCGGATCTGTTTTATCAATCATATCATTCTCCTGATAGTGGTTACTTCTTTTGTTTTGGATAAGGGACTTTACCCCCTTTGTTAAATACTCCAAAGAGTTTTCCTAACCCAAGACCAATGCCTACAGGTCCAAGAGCTGCCATCATAGCAGAGCCTCCTGCAGCTGCGGTGGCAGCAGTTCCAGCCGCTGCGTTACCTCCCATCATAGTTCCCAGAGAACCCATGAGACCTTTTTTAGCTGCGAGAGCACCAAGACCATTAGAGATCCCATTATTAACAGCACCCATAGCAACCTCTTCACCAATACCACTTAAAGGTCCAGCTTGTTGAGGGGCAATCTCAGCTTGCATCATTTGACGTTGACGTATCTCGTCTTCACGAAGACCAGTGTTAGCTACTGAAATACCACCTGTGTTGTAACCTATAGGGCCTCCCATGTTACGTGCTGGTGGGTTGTTACCAATATTATTATAACTAACCTTACCACCTGTATTTCCAACAGTACCATACCAACCAGCTGAGGCATTATAATCTTTATTATTAGCATGGTGAGCGTTTGCCATCATTGACGCCATGTGAAGATCTTGGTCTTTATCATTATTGTGATATCCAAGAGTCGGAGTTGGATCGTAGGTGCTTATAGGTGCTGTTGCTAGGTTAGATGCTACAGTTGCTCCAGGAATTAATTTAAGAATGGGGGCTTTATTAACGGCATTTTTTATCCCACTAGTAATACCTCCATAGATATCCTTAACACCTCCAAAGAATCCAGTAGTAGGATCATTTGCATTGTAACCACCACTTACATTTTTAAAACCTGCTGAAGCCATAGATGCTGCAGCATATTCTTCTGGTGTCATAGTCTTCTTATCTTCAGCGGTGGGTGCAGGATTAGCTGCAGCCAGATCCGCATTGTAACCTGGATTTTCTGTTACATCAATCGTAGAAATAGTCCCATCTGGATTAACCTTACCATACACGGATTCTGAACCAAACGTTGCAAAAGCATTATTTACATTTTCATGTGCTACATCCTTATGACCACCATAAGTAGTATAATTACCCCCACCAGAACTACCAGCCAAAGGGGCTATGTTAGCTGTGTTCATTTCGTCTGCCTTTTTAAGACTAGCTGCTTGAACTTCAGAGGATAGACCAGAGGCTGCTAATGCTTGCCGTAATTTACGGCGAGAGTCTGCAAGTGTGTGGTAATCAGGGACACCGGATGCATTACTACCAGCTCCATAACTCAATGGACCAGAAGTGTTACCGCTTGAATTACCACTCAAGTAGTTCTGAATAGCTGGTGCTGCATAACCCCCCTGAGGTATCCCAGTGTTGACTGCAGGTTGAACTACACCACCTTCTTGATACTTTTGAATTATATGTTTCATTACTTACCACCCCCACCACCTGATTGGGTACTTGTGCTCCCTATAGCAGGAGAGCCGTACAAACCAAACAGTCGTTGAATACCTTGATAGGCTGCATCACCTTCGTTTTGATTCTGCTGTTGAATAGCTGAACCAACACCGCCAAGCATAGAGGCACCTGCGCCGAATTGATTCTGAAGACCAGTGCCAGCATTCAATACTCCACCTGCCCCAGACAAAGCTGCTGAACGGCGATTGGCAAGCTCAGCTGCAGCCATATCTCCACCCACTTTCATAGCAGATGTGTCCATAGACTGTTGTGCTCTAGCACTACCAAGATTACCTGACTGACTAAACTGACCTCTCTGTTGACCAATTACGTCACTAACAGCGGTACCAATACTATCTTTGAGCGCAGTTGTTTGTTTACCTAGAGCGTCAGCTCCAAACATACCAGTTCCAGCTGCTGCGTTACGATAGGCTTCAGTAGCCCCGTAGCTATCGGCAGCAATCTTATCGTATACACCACCTGTACCACCTAATTCTTTTTGTTTCTTCATAGCAGCAAGCTGTTCTGGAGTAAATCCTGCAACATTTTCATAGGCACCTGAACCATATAAATCTACTGCACTACCTAAGCTATCCTCAACATAGGGCTGAGCATAATCTGGTAACCCTGTTGTACTAGTTGTTGTGTTTCCACCACCACCTGACATATTAAACCTCCTTGGTGAGCGTTATAAACGGCTCACGGTATCCATATTGTTTTAGGGCGCGAACCCAACCCTTTCGCCCATAGACTACAGTTCTTTTGCAATCATTGAAACGTGCGAAATCTTCTAGTACTTTTAGTATCTCAGGGCCATGAGAGAACCAACCAAAAGATGTGCAGGCAACTACAGCTAACTGTCGTTTACCTTCTATTTCTTCAAAGCGAGTTATACAAACTTCACCCTCTTCTCTTACCCAGCACTGTCCAACAGCACCGAGGCATTGTAAAAAGAGTCCGTGAGATGTCACAACCCCAGCTCCATGAACCAATGCTTCTTCAACTAAGGGCCTCAACTTGTTCCATTGTTCTGCCAACTCAGGACCACTTAATAGTTTTATCATTTCTTTAACTCCGTAGTTTCAAGGAATCTGTTTTGCACAGTCGGACTTGAAGGGGAACCCCCATTAAGTTTTACATGCACTGTGATAACCCTAGTACCTGCAGAAGGTGTTAGTGTCATAGCAATGGTTATCATCTGTTCGTGATATGTATGTGTAGTACCATCTGTAAAGAAACCAGCGGCTGCATTAAATACACGTTGAGATACTCCATCAAGTCTTATATCAAACTGAACTAAGTTAGCTCCGTCTAGACCACAATTAAATAGAATAGATGTAAGGTCACCACTAGAGGTAATACTTAAAGTTTCTAATAACTGATATGTTGAAGTTGGTATTAAACTAGCACCAGTAAATGTAGCAAACTTATTAGACACAGCATTATCAGTTATCTGTCCTGTGCCAACTACATTGCTGTTAAGTTGAGCAGCAGATGTTATGATACCTGTGGAGGCTAACTTATTCCCAACGATACTACCTGCAGCTACATTATCACCATCGATATTAGTTACAGTATTACCATCTAGTGTAAAGTCACCAGATTCAAATGTTACAACCCCTGAGAAAGAAACAACTACTCTAGATATTCCACCAGTAGCTGCGCTAGTTGTGGCTGATCCTGTATCATCTGTAAATATAAAATCAGAAAAATAAATCAAAGTAGTTGAAGTTGCACTAGCTGTTGGGGCAGTCTCTGACCACCCTGAAGTTAATGAGGATAGTGCGAGGGTTGCCCATGTCACTGTAGCAGTTGGGGGACTAGGTGTTCCGGTTGAAGACGGGAAGTACACCCTCCTAGAGAGCGCCCTAGGTGCTGGAGCACCATCATTACCATCCTCAGACAACAGAGCCACAGTGTTCCAAGTGTTTGCATCAGTTATTGTAGCTTCTAGGGTTGATACATATCTAAATGTAATCCAAAGATACTTACCACCTGATGCTGGGATTGACCCCACCCATCCATTGTTAGCTACAATAGTTACACTCCCAATGTTTGTATAGTTATACGAGACACTGGAAGGTCTAGTTGGAGCTGTCTCTGTTGTAGTTCTTTGATACAGATAGATAGCAGTGTTACCTGTCGGTCCAGATGAGCTGGTTGAAGATGATGATCCTTGAGTTCCTGGCAAAGCACTACCCATATTAAGAGCTTGTGTTATTTGATTTGTCCAAGAGTCTAGGGTAGCATCTCCGGTAAAGGGTGGTCTGATAATTGCCATTATCGACTACCTCCTTTACTCGCTTGAATCTGATAGCCTGTGAGAGTCCAATCAAGAGTGATCTCACTGCTTTGACTTTCAATTCTATAGTTTAAAAATCTACCATTAAACCTGACGTCTGCTTTGTATTCAAGAGCACTGTCAAAAGTTATTGCATCATTAGCTGAGAAGTCAATTGCCTCACCAACCTTATCAATGCCATCATACTTGATACTCACTTTAGAAGGACCATCAAATAACAGGGCCATACTAGATACACTCTCAGTGTCAAACTCAGGGGTAATTGCCAAGCGTTTACGTTCTACTAGAGCATTGGGTAAAAACGAAGTACCATCCACACCAACTAGTTTTGTAGGGCTTCCGAGAAGTAGGTCTCCTCTGCTTGAAGACACAGCATTTGTACCTGTAGGTAAGTCTCTCTTAGTCCACACATTGTTGCGATAGTTCCAAACATATATAGTTGAGGTATTCCAAAACCAAATCTCATCATACTTATTAAACCTAACAGATTTAATTGTTGAGTTATTACGGAAAAAGTTTCTTACACGACCATCAGAAATAGATGCAATAGATCCAGGATGTCCTTCAAACTTATAACAATCATCACTTCCATATACAATGTGCGTACCATCTACTTCAATTACACCATCTGTATTATGTACACCATAGTTATCAGTCACTGTAGCAATTTGAAAAGGAATAACAGTAGAGTCGGTTCGCTGCATAGAGTGTATAGATGAGTCTGTATATACGTACATCACACCTTGTAGCTCTGCAAGATCTTGAATAGTTCCTGTAGAAGCTAAGATAAATTCATCTGCAGTATTAGCCCCTCTCTTAAAGGGGTTCCAATTCTGAGGTAGAAATCCTGGACCTGCAACATCAGAGGTTCTGACAGTACCTGTAAGGGTACGACCTCCTGTTTCTTTGAGGTTACCTGCAACTATCAAGTTACCATAAGATCTAACAACACCTGCTGTAACAGTAGATACAGGGGTGGTTGTTACAAAGACATTGTAAACAGTGCCACCAGATGATGTGTCTGGAGTGAAGTTAAAAAAGTTGTTTGCGTAATCAACACCAGAAATTGTACCAATGTTAACCAATGTAGCGTCCGGAGATACAACACCTGAAGAGTTTATAGTAACTGTTTCAGTGTGTATAGGTGAAGATGTGTTACGAGGGAGCGAAGTAATCTTAATAGAGATTGAGTTACCTGCTCCTGGATTTACAAACACAGTGTTTTTAACTTCTACAGATCCTGAAGAACCATCATGCTCAAAGGAAGTCATTTCTTCTTCAACAGCATAAGAATCCCATCCGGGAAGAGGTGTCACTCCCGCTGTATCATCTTGTAGAAACACAGGGGTAGAGTTAGTATTGTTAAAGATGATATGATAACCACCATTAAACAAAGTATGCTGCCAACTCCCACCAGTTACCCCAGTGTTGACACCACCCTGTCCAGCCACAACAGAGAAGCTATCATTGTATACTGTAAAAGTTGTATTCGTATTATCATCTGAAATAACTACATACCTATCTCCAAGTGTTGAAGGCCAGAATGCAACGTACTTAACATTAGTAAGAGATGTAAGCTTATCAACATCGGATGGGAACCTTTTTACAGCCCCACCACTAAAACGAACATTCTTAACATCTGAAAAGACATTAGGTGGTAGCGACACTGCTGGAGCATCTTCTACTAGACCTGCTGATGCTAGATCTGTAATCGGTATAATCTGTAGTGGCATCGCTACCTCCTGTTTTAATCTAATAACTCACGAGCACTCTCGCTGTCCAGTAGTCGGATCAAAAAAACACGCCTCTGCTTTCTTTCCATCCGCCTCTGAAGGGATTTCAATCTGGCCCTCTGTTTCCGCTTCCGCTTCCACGGTCTCATTGAAGATTCCGTAGCGTTTTCCTGTGATCCTAAATGTAGTACAGCCCTTGGCTCCCTCTTTCCATGCCGTTTCGTAAACACGTTTGAAATCATCATAGCTGACATCACCTCCTACATTGCAGGTTTTAGAACAAGCACTATCAATGTAGTGCTGAGCCAAAGTTAAAACAGCTAAGTGTTCATAAACTGAAATATCATCTGCCTTTCGTCCTTCGACTCCTCGTGCAAAAGCATAGTCCTTAACGTTGTCATAACGTGGTCCGTCAAAAGTCTGGATGGTACGCTCGTATGAATGTGAAAAGACTGGCTCGATTCCTCCACTGACATTATCTGCCACGAGGGAGATTGTCCCAGTAGGCGCAATAGATGTGAGGTGGCTGTTCCTAATACCATGCTTTCGGATCTCCTTCTGAACAAATGCTGGGAGTGTACGAATAAAGTTACCCTTCAGGTACTCTTCACGATAGAGAGGGAATGCTCCTTTCTCTTCTGCAAGTTTTGCTGATGCGTAGTAGGTGTTGTCTCTGAGACATGCGAAGACTTTTTCCATCCATCGGAGGAACGGTTTAGACCCATACTCATATCCAAGCATCTCGCCTGCATTAGCAAGACCTGTAACGCCGAGTCCCATTCTCCGCTTATTCTTCGCTTCATCTTCTTGTTCCTTCAGTGGGTAAATAGTACGATCAACAACATTATCCATAGCACGAACAACGTGAGGGATGTCTTCTTTGAATTGAGCAAAGTCAAATGTATATTTACCATTCTTATTAATTAAATACTTAGTGCAGTTAAAAGAGCCTAGAAGACAGGCACCATAGGGAGGAAGAGGCTGTTCACCACATGGGTTAGTTGCACTAATGTCCTCACAGTAGTATAAGTTATTCATCTCTTGGATACGATCAATAAATAAGACACCGGGTTCAGCCCAATCCCATGTAGACTCCATTGCTAGATCCCAGATCTCCTTAGCAGAGACTGTTTCATGTACAATACCATCAAAGATTAGGTTAAAGCTGTCATCCTCTTTAGAGAGAGCTTCCATAAATTTATCAGTAATGCCTAGTGATATATTAAAACCAGTAAGCTTATCAGAATTACGTTTAGAAGTAATGAAGTCAACAATATCGGGATGGTCAATACGTAAGACACCCATCTGTGCGCCTCGTCTGTGGCCACTACTACTAATGGTTTGACACACTGCATCAAATATAGACATAAAAGAAATAGGCCCACTAGCTTGGCTCTCCAATGATTTAATTTGAGTACCTCTAGGGCGTACTTTAGAGAAATCATATCCTATACCACCCCCTCTTCGCATTGTCTCTGCTGCTTCTTTAGCACGATCCATAATAGAATCCATACTATCTTTAATTTCACCTGATACAAAACAGTTGTAAGCAGTGACAAGCTTACCAGCACCCATTGCAGACTGCACTCGACCAGCTGGAAGAAACCTTTGCAGTCCAATGATATTCTCTAGTAACCACTGGTGCTCTACACTATCACACAGTGCTCGTGCAATGCGCTTAATTTTACCATCAAAGGTCTCTCCCTTTTGTCTGTACTTCATTTCATCTAATTCTTGAGACAAGGGAGTAGATGGACCCTCATAAGTAATATTGCGCATGTATATCCTCGTGATATTGTTATATGTTAATTAATCCGAAGGGGGATCCTTAGACCCCCCTATAAGGAACTTAGAGAATTTCACTAAGGTTTAGTGGGCCAAGTAACAGTTGGGAATCCAGCCTGAGTTGGGACATCTCTAAGAGCCTGACGGTATGCTGTCATATCAGATGACATTGTGAGGTCACTTGCAGAAGTCCAATCTGTTTCCATAAGCTTTTTATTTCTTTCAGATCGAACTAAAGATTTATTATCTTCAAGTACAAGAGCGGCTACTGCATCCGCATCATAGGTCTGACCCATAGAAAGATGTGTTGCATCAGGCCAACCAGTGCAGAAGTCAGGTATATCTAAGTCGTTCACAGTGATAATGTTTGTAACTATATTGTCTACTATTTGTGCTAATTGCATTTAATATCTCCTATAACGAACCAAATTGTGTAATAATACAAAAACCATTACCCCCAGCAGCACCATACATGTAAGTAGAGGTTAGGGACAGACCAGCAGGTGCTCCGCATCCAGTAAATCCCGGAATTGATCTAACCTCTACATTAGAGAGACTGGAGTATATTGAAGGTGATCTGAAAGCTTGTGAGCTACCTGTAAATTGGTTTATGAATCCGCCCTCATAAAACGGCGTTGGAATTACTTCTAGTATCTGTTTACTCGAACAGAATGCTAGATAGGCAGCAGCATTGTAGTTAGAAGTGGCTGGGATTCCAAGGGGAGCACTATTTTTTACGTCCCCACTTCCGTTAGCTGTTAAACTAAAAGCACCCGGATGCTGACTAAAACCATTACCTGCACCTAAATTACCATCAGCCCTAGATATTCCACCAGTGAAGTTAACATCTCCACCAGATGCTGTACCACCAGCATTACTAGTTTGAACCCGTGGAGTGCTGCTCCCTGAAGAAGAAGAGAAAATACTAACAGTTCCTGAACCACCCCCATTAGCAGCCATGTTTACGGTTACGTTCCCTGAGCCAATGGCACTACCAGTGCAAGTGGAGTTGCCTCCTGCACCACCAGTACGTGTTCTAGTCTCATTATATCTAACCCTTTCATTTGAAGCAATAGTACCGCCTGCACCAATAGTAATCGCCAGTTGGTCACCAATTTCCATTTCTACTTTCAGTTTAGAATAACCCCCACCAGCACCGCCTGTCATAGAGCATACAGAACTACTGCCGTTGTTGGACCCAATAGCACAACCGCCGCCAGCACCTACAAGTTGAATAATATAAGTACCCGCTGCTGTGGCTGTAAATGTACCAGATGACTCAAATGAAGAGCTTACTATATTATTAACTCCAGATGCAGCCATTGCTGCCCAAGTTAAACCACCAGAAGCACTGGCTTGTGCTGTGAGGGCGTACCCATCTACTGCAGTGTTAGATATATTAATCTTGGCTTCCGTCACAGCTTCATTTGCAAGCTTAGGTGTTGTTATAGACCCATCTGTATTGGCCTCAATAGCGTAGTAGGCTAGAGCTGACCATGCCGCTGTACCATTACCCGCCTTTATTTTCTTAGTATCTGTTTCTAATGCTAACTCACCTTGTGCAAGGACGGGGTTAGCCGATGTCCAGTTAGCAGCCGTATCACGGCGTATTTGAATCTTATCAGCCACTTGCCGATCCTCCATTTATAGTTTGAGCAGCGGTATAAACACTGTTGGCAAAACCGCCATCTACTAGATTTACTGGTACTGCTGATTCGAATGTAGTGTAAGCTACTGCTTCCATCACATCATTGAGAGCAGCCCCAGTGGCTAGGATAATATCCGAACCATTGGTAGCTGTGAAATCAACCGCTGCGAGTTTTACCCCATTAAGAAACACATCAAGAAATCCAGGCGAGTATCCTCCCGTTGGGAAACTGGTCTGCCCTGCTGTACAATCAAATGCATCTCTTGTCTGTGTAGCCTGCGGGACTGGCTGTATGCCTATATATCCTGACATTCTATTCTCCTATTTAGATTATTTCTTCGCCTATAAGATTAACTGTGGTTCCACCATCTAATGTAAAAAACTCATAGGTTATTCTCTTGTCAGTAATTGTTGTAGGGGGAGTTTGAACAACTGACGAAGGCAGCGTAACAGTGGTGTATGCCCCTACTGTGGTAAACTCACGAATAATAAAGGATGAATCTACAACGTAAATGTGGCTACCATCTGGTCTAAAGAATATAGAAGTAATACCACTACCATATCCAATGTTGTCTTCGCTGGTAGAGGTAGCGGTGGAGATGTCCCAAGCTGTACTAAGGGTGAACTTGTGCGTGTCTGTGCTAGCGTTACCCGCCACAAACATAAAGAGACCATCTGTGCTCATGTCAAGAGCCCAAGGTTGGTTTGTCTGAGCGCCTACATAAGCAAACTTATTAGCATAAGAACCTGTAGATATATCCCAAGCTGTACTAAGGGTGTACTGAAACACCTTGTAAGTTCGAGATTCCGATACGAAAACCTTAGTGCCGTCTGTGCTAAAAGCTATACCAGTGGGGCCAAGGCTTTGAGAAGCAATGCTCAGGCTCTTATTAGCATAAGAACCTGTAGAAACGTCATAAGCGGTAGAGAGTGTGTACTGGCATATATTATCCGATGATCCGCTATCTAACACGTACAGTTTAGTACCATCAGAACTCAATCGCAAACCAGCTGGCTCTGCCGTAGTAGCAGTTACACTCAAGCTCTTAGAGGTATAGTAGGCTGTCGATATATCCCAAGCTGGACTGAGGGTGTACTGGTACACTCTGTCGTTAGCGTGGCCTACAATGTACATCTTAGTCCCGTCTGGGCTAAAGGCTATAGCTTGGTAAGAAGTTTCTTGGGTAGAAGTATAAGTCTTGTTTGTTCGTACAGAGTTTTCAATACCATATCCTGTTAGCATATTGCCTTTAAAGCTATACTTCCAGTTAGCATTAGTCGGAACAGAAGCAAAGCTAACCGTTGTGTTGACTGTGAGTGTCCCTTGATCAAAGAAGTTAAACGTACCCACATTCAACGAAGGCGTAGCACCCGTAACTGATGTAGGTTTAAATGTACCTACTCCAGTTAAAGATGATCCATCACCTGTAAAGGTTGTTGCTACTATGGTTCCATCAACAGTGGCAGTTGTCCCAGAGACCGAAGTCAGATGGGCTAGTTCAGAAAGTTCTCTTGCTTTGGTCATAATTTATCCTCTTTACTCATTATACTACCTCCCATAAACAGGTACCTTCATTCAACGTCCAACTAGCGTCTGGTTGTGGTGCGTAGAAAGCATCCCGTTCACTATCATAGGTATGACCAATGCCAGCATAATTCTTGCGAAGGGGTGTTTCTCCGTTTGCATGAACACCGCCAAAAGTGTTGTAAGATGTTTGTATCCAAGAGCCGGGGCTACTGTCTGAGAATGTATCAAAGAAATCAGCCTCTGCCACGATTACTTGTTCCACCAAGCCGTTATTTACTTTTGCGTAATGCGCCATGTTTTATTCTCCTATTAAGTTAGGTAGCGAATGATTACGGTACCTGATCCGCCAGCTGCGCCGTTTTGATTAGTTCCACCTGAGGGCTGGCCACAGCCGCCGCCGCCACCGCCGCCAGAGTTGGCTGTTCCAGCAACTGATTGAACAGTAAAAAGCCCACCATTGCCTCCACCGCCAGCCTGTACATTAACGCCTGCACTAAACCTTAACCCGCCGCCGCCGCCACTTGCTCTGTAAGTAGATGTCCCATTTATAGATGAAGCTATGCCAATCCCACCCATGTAAGTCTGAGCATCTTGACCAGCACCACCGCCGTGACCACCACGGCCAGCACTAGCACCTTTGATCCCCCTATTACCTTGCCCTGCAGTTCCATTGAGAGGAACATTTACACCTTGATAGTTGCCGCCAGCTGAACCACCACCTAGACCTGGATAGCCATTACCTGCGCCTTTGCCCCCACCAATTGCAGTAACTGCGGATGCTAAAGTTATTGAAGAGTTACTACCACTTGCATTGCTGCTACCACCCCCTGCGCCACCGGCGCCTACAACTACTGACATATTCCCTGCTGTTATGTTTATGGTATTGATTGGAATAGATGGCCCACCAGATTGTTCACCTACTACAGAGGATAAATAACCACCTGCACCACCCCCTGCGCCATCGTCAAAACCGCCGCCGCCGCCACCTGCAACCACAACATACTGAAGAACTCTGTTACCTGATGAAACTGCAAATGTACCAGAAGATGTAAACGTATGTATCGTGTAAGAACCAGAAGTTGTTTTAGTCCCTCCTGTTGCAACAAAGGGGCCAACCCCACCAGTACCATCACCCACATTAATCCAAACATTACCATTAGCAGTCGCGTCTTTAAGGATATACATTTCACCAGAAGTCCTATTAGCCCAGATGTGACCTACGCCAGACGATGGGTTAGTGTTGAGAGCAGGGCCAGACGTTGAGACAGTTGTGTCTGATAACCCAGAAAAAGTAGCAACTAATCCTGTAAGATTTGCACCACTAATAGCAGGCAAAGCCCCTGTTAGCTGTGCTGCGGCTATGTTACCTGTAAGCTTAGTTGCATCAAGGTTACTTGTAGGTTTTAGAAATGTAGCATCAGCCTGTGCAGTTGTGTAAGTACCTAGGACAGTAAAATCCTCATGGGAAAGAACAACAACTTGATCTCCATTCTTTGCAGCAGCTGTCAGTGTAATACTTGTACCATTAGTAGCTGTGTAGTCTGTACCATCAACAAGGCGTATACCATTATGGAATACGTTTACTCTGTGTATTGAATAGGTAACTCCTGTGAGAGAAGTCGTTGTTGTTGTTATTGCAAATGTCTTTTTAGATACTGCTTTAGAAGAAATAACTGAGGCTTTAGAGCCTATGTATCCTGCCATTAGATTATCTCCTCTGCTATTAAGTTCACTGTTGATCCACTGTTTGTTGTTATAAAAGTGTATGTCACTCTGTCACTAATCAAAACAGCTGAAGGAGTACCTACAACAGATGATGGAAGAGTAAGTGTCAGAGCCACACCTAAGTTGTAGTCAAATACTCTGTCATCAGTATGGCCTACCACATACATATGAGTTCCATCAGGCTTTATGAACACTGCTGTAGGGGCAGTTTCTTGAGAAGATACTGAGAATAACTGCAAGAAAGATGCTGTGGAGATATCGTAAGCTGTACTTAAATTGTACTCATTGATGTCATCCCCAACCTGACCCACCACATACAACTTAGTGCCATCTTCTTTAAAGAAGAGGTTTTGAGGATTAGTATCTTGACCAGATACAGACATTGTTTTTGAGTAAACAGCAGTACTAATTTCCCAAGTTGTACTTAGATTGTATTCGTACACCGCATCATTAATAGAACCAAGAACGTACATCTTAGTACCATCGGATTTTAAGCTTATACCTTCTGGTCTACTGTCTTGGCTACCCGTGACAAATAGGTAAGAAGCACCATTAAAAAGTCCTGCCGAGGTAATATCCCACGCAACGCTTAATTCCCATTGTAACACCGAACCGCCGTATGAGTTACCTGAAGTGTACATCCTAGTACCATCTGACGAGAAGAATAAACCTCTATTTACTGTTTCTATTGATGATAAAGCTTTAGTTGATTTGTGAATAATAGTAGAGACATCCCAAGCTGGACTTAGGCTATACTCAAAAATCGCATCATCAGTATCATCAAGAACGTACATCTTAGTACCATCTGGTTTGAAGAATATTGCTTCAGCAGATGATACTGTAGAAGCAATGTTACCACTATTATTACTGTAAACAGCCTTAGAGATATCGAAACCATTTAGGTTAGCTGTCTTAAATCTGTATTTCCACTCTGCAGTAGTTGGTACACTAGAAAAATTAACCGAAGTATTAGCTGTTAACGTCCCACTATCAAAGTAGTTATTAGTTCCTACATCTAAAGATGCGGAATTAGTTACTGATATCGTATTACCCATACCATTCCCATGAACGGTACAGTAATACCGCAAAGCCTCTGGAGCATTAGCTGCAACAGTGAGTGTAACTTTAGCATTTGCTGCTCCAGGAGTTCCAGTAACCACAACCCCAGTAGAGTATGAGCTACCGGCAGCGTCTTTAAAACGTAGTGGGTGTCCAGTGTTTGTACTATCAGACAGATCAAAGATGTAGATATATGTTCGAGATAATGTTAATTTAGGGTACACTATCGTGTTAAGGTAATACCTATTAGCTCCTCCGTAAGATCCAACAGTTACAGTATAAGTTGTAGTGACTGCAGTTCCTGCATCTGGGGCAGTTAATCTGGGGTTAAAAGGGGGAGCCGCTGGAGGTATACCATCCTGCGAGATGACAACTAGTTCTGATTGTTTACTCATTAGGTTTGCTCCAATACGCTTACGATCACATCACAGGAGGCAGCAGTGTTACTTGTTACAATCACTGTGTCTGTGGTCTCTAAGATAACTTTACCATCTAGAACTGAAAGAGCTGCCCCAGAAGGTATAGGTGTTCCCTTGATAAGATATACACCTGAAATTTGAACATCTACATCTATTTGAGATGCAGTTTTATTAGCCAAGTTACACCCAATCATAACTGAAGTAGTTGCTGATGGGACTGTGTAAGTTGTAGTGGCACCTGTACCTACAGATGCACTTGTGTAATTTTTAAATGTGTTTGCCATTTTTGATTTATCCCAATGCTATTGCTAAAGCTAACGAACTTGATTCTGCTGTGGAAAGGATAGTAGCTTTTGTATCCCCACCGAGTGTACCAGCATTAACATTTAAGTTGTCTACAAAAGTTTTTGTTACAACTGTAGCAGAAACGTCTGCATTTGTTGAGATACCATCTAGCTTACCACCATCTACAGAGACATCTCGTCCATCAAATGTAGAGTTGGTTAGAATAGCACCTGTCATAGTACCACCAGCTTTAGGTAGGGCTGCACCAGCCGCTGTACCTTGAGCCGCTGTGGCATAGTCAGAGGAGCTAAACGTTTTAACTTGTGAAGGATTAGCCAGCTCACTGTCCATCAAAGCACCAGCAGCAGTAACATTAGCAGTGTCTGTGACATCAGCAGATGCTTCAATGCCTGACATCTTAGTGTTTAAAGCTGTTGTGTACGATGCAGTGGTTGCATCAAGTATGGCAGTGTATGCTTGAACATTTGTTCCAATTGCCAAGCCAAGGTTTGTACGAGATGTTGACACATTGGTAACATCAGATAAGTTGTCAGCAGCAATTAGTGCTCCACTCAGTGAGGCATAGGCTGCAACCCATATTGATCCTGTGTATACTTTCATAATATTGCTTACTGTATTATAATATAAGGCACCAGCAACTAAGGCATTACCATCGTTATCTAGTGTAGGATCAGTTGTTTTAGTTCCAAGGAAGCGGTCATCAAAATTATCTAATGCTTCGAGAGCAGCATCCTTAGCCGCTTCAGACGCAGTAGCAGATATTGCACTAGCTGATGCAGATGATGCCGATTCAGTTGCCTTAGTCGCAGCAGTTGTTGCCGAACCACTCGCCGCTGTTGCAGATCCAGCTGCTAGGCCAGCTTGAGTTGTTGCAGTTGTTGCAGAAGTGCTTGCATTGTTTGCTTGCACAGTTGCCAATCCAACTTGTGTAGTTGCTAAGCCAACTTGTGTAGTTGCTAAGCCAACCTGATTAGTTGCCAGAGTGACTTGATTAGCTGCTAAAGTAACTTGTGCAGCACCATTAGTTGTTGCTAGGCCAGCTTGAGTTGTTGCGGTTGCTGCAGAGTTATTAGCTGCTGTCGCAGATGCTAACGCATCAGAAGCTTTAGTTGTTGCGGTTGCCGCTGAAGTAGCAGCACTTGTTTTGGACGCATCTGCATCATTCTGACTAACAAGAGCAGCCGCTGCCGAAACAGCAGCAGCTAAAGCATTTGTAGCAGATTCACTTATAGCAATTGCAGTGTCTTGCCCTGTGTCAAAACTACCACCATCATCTACAGGGGTCACTTGATTCCCTTGGTCTCTAAATCCCATAGTACCCTCCTAGAGTAAATCACTATACGCGAATGACATTGAGAGGTTACCACCCCTGTTCCTTCGTGCTTTTTCTTCTTTATTTAATTCTAATACTTCTTGATCAAAGAGTAATTGGTACTTCTGTATTTCTTCATTATCATTTAAATAGATAGAAGTTTCTAACAGTGATCCAAATAAGACAATCCTTTCATTCTCATCTCTTAGCCAATGGGGTGCCTCTTGGCCTATCCAGTATGTTGAATTTTCAGCTAACCGAGTATTGAAAAAGGCTTCTGTTTTATTTGCAGCAGCAGAGTAAGTAGTTGCTGTGCCTCCAATATTCAGAGTTCCTAATCCTGCTTTCCAATTCAGATAAGTACCTGAGTATGTTGCATCTAGGGCAGCTAATCTTCGATAGTAATGTAACTCTATTACATCACCACGACTGAAGTTACCATGTAATTTTATCTCATTGCCAATTCGAGTAAAGAAGTAGTAATCCCTTGAGCTACTAAGTCTATCATTAAATGTTCGTATGTCTACTCTTTCATTGTAAACAATACCTGGATTTTTAGAAGTAGTGTCTGCATTTCTGATATACATAATTTCAATCAGATCAGCAGGTACAGTCATAGAGAGCACCTGACCACCAGCCCAAAAAGAACTGGGGGATATGTCTGGGGTTACACCAGAAGCTGAGGCTGCGGTTATCTCTGCCTGAGTACCATTAATATCATAAAGCCTAGTAACCTCTAGTGGCGGCACACGTAGAGTTCTGTAAGCTTTATCTGCTGCGTAATTAAAACACCGTGTTACCACCGAGTTAGACAAAACAGAAACATCCCTGTTCGCCCAGGACCGAATCAATCCTGCGTTATCACCAGTGAAGTCACCAGATCCTACAAATTCTACGTATGTTGCCATCTTAAATCTCCTTAATAAGACATGAGGTGGGAGTAGTTTTGCTTAAAGATAATCATAAATTTAGCCATCATATCCTTATCTTTCATCGTTGCCGAATCATGCAAATCAATACCCCATTTGTTTTTTATTTCAATGGCTACTATGTCAGGGACTGTAGCAAACTTTTTAAACCCTAAGTCTTTTTTATTAAACCCACTGTCTAAAAGATCACGATCCCTCTTAGCCTGCTCTAGGAAAGGCTTCTCATCCTGATACATTTTCCATTGACTAGATCCATCATCTTCACATTGAATAGAACCTTGAATAGTATTATGTTCTGTACTAGGTGTTACATCCCATCGTGCCATGTACTCTTCCTCTTATTAAATTGCAATCTTTACAAACCGACCAGACTTACCGATATACCCTAAGGATGGGCCAGTAATAGCCACGTTGGCTGTAGAGTGTATGAAAAATGCTTTGTCTATTTGATATCCACCTGAACCAACTGCAGATGTTGTCCAAGCGCATCGGTCTGCTGGGAGATGTAATATATCCCCAACTAAATTATTTGAGAGTGTGTTTGCTGGGAGTGTCCCTTGAATCACCATCATGTTCTATACCTCCTAATAGAATAAAAATAGGGAAGGAGAAATAATCTCCCTCCCCTTAATGTATTTACTGAAGTCCGTAAACTGCACCGCAGCCTTTTGGATTCTTAACTTCAAAAGACCACTCTTCGACAAACATGCCAACAGTCGAGTCACCTTTCTGACCAACTTCTACTTCCTGCATTGGACGCAATGTTGCCATTGCAAACCACTGTGGGTCATAGATTAATGCGCAAGAGTCTGCAGTACTAAACTGTGTTGTTGTAGCGTCAGTAGTTGTATGTGCAAGGCCCATGATGTAGTTTGGAACTACCATCAAGTCACCAAAGTCTGACATATAAACGTCTACTGATTGACGCAGCTTACCATCTTCATCGATATTCCGGCGAACACCTGTGTCACTGACCATGAGGTCAGAGAAGTCACGGCGAAGCTTTGGAGAAACCATGATACGGGTAGCTGAACCACCATTCTCATAGATCTTCTGCATAACACCATCGATGTCTGTGAGAGCCAAAGCAACCTTTGTTTTTGCAGCAGCAACATCAATTACAGTTAGACCTGTGTTTGGTGCGGCTACGGCAGTGAAAGAGCCTTTAAAGACGCAAGTGTCACCACTGTTTATGAATGCCTGATAACCAGCAGATTGACGAGCACCAGTAGTAGTCTGCTTGTTGTATGTGTTTACAAGATCAAACTCCATGTCACGGCGCATTTCTGTGCCACGCTTTTTCAACTGATATGCATACTCATCTGCTACACCAGCTTGATCGATTGCACGGCGAGATCCGGATACGGAAATCACTTTGCTGTTGATCTGAGTGTAGTTACCCAAGCGGGTCCGGAATGGGCCGACAGTTGTAGAAGCTGCACCATCACCAGCAGCAGGTGCAGTACCAGCCGCTAAGAAGTCTGCGCCTTCAGCTACACGAGAGTTACCTGGAGCTGTGAGCTCATCGGTCTGCCATTCGTGATAGATGTTAGTTGCTTTTGATTTGCCGATTGAAGACAAGAAAGGAGTCTCGTCACGTGTGATCATCGAAATGAAATTCGCTAGATCTTCACGGTTAGATACGTCTTTACCTGTGCCTGTAGCTCCACGAGCTGTTGTAATATTACGACCACCTGTAGTTGCCATTTTTAAAATCCTCCTAGGATATTATATTATTTAGTTAGAGAGTTGGAGGCGTATTGACGAAGGAAGTCCATTTGGTCATCTTTAGATGAACCTTCTTTAAATGCACGAGCCTTCACCATCTTTTCTTTATCAGCTGCCTTTTTATTAGCAGCCGCTGGTTTCTTAGTTGGAACCTTCTTAGTTGGAACATCCTTGCGCTTTGCAGCACCTTTATTAATTCCATTCTTTAAACGGCGATAGTCATCAATGAATTTTACAACACTGGGATCTATAACCGAATTTAAAAGTTCGTCTGCAATACCATTCTCAAGAGCGAACTCTCGAATTTCAACTGCAACCTTTTCGCTAAAGTCGGGGATCATTTGTGGGATTACTTCTTGGAAGTGTTGCATCTTTGATGTAAACTCTTCTTGTTGAAGTTTTGATTTCTGTTCTTCAACAGTCTTCAAAAGATTCTCACGTGTGTTACGTGCAGCCCAGTATTTCTGCTGTGCTTGTTCACGCTTGTCTTTGAGATCACTTAGTTCGTAAGTGTCTCCATTCTCCCTAGCTTCTTTGATTTGGGCTTCAACATCATGGTATTCCTTAGCCAGTTTCTGTTCGTCCACTGTTAGCATTGCATTAGTAGCATCTGACATTTTTGAAATTTCAGATAGCTTAGCAACACGTTCTTCATCAATGGCCTTACGCGCCTCTCCGAGTTCACGACCCTTTTTAGAGAGTGAAGCATCTGTCTGATAGCCTTTAAGCAGATCAGCAAATGAGACTTCCATTTCTTCCCCATCAATCTTGACAGAGACCTTGGCATCTAAATCTAAATCATCAACAGTAAACACATTAGCTTCTTGGGTAGGGGCATCAGCGCCATCCTCATCTCCTGTCTCTTCTGCATCTTCCTCAGACTCTTCATCGCTAACGGCGGCATCTGCTACATCTGGGTCTTCCTCAGCAGTTGCCTCCGGATCCTCGTACTCGATCTCCTCTTCTGGTAGCGGTACAGAATCATCCCGAAGAAATTCGGTATTAGACAGTACGGCATCTAGGAGCTCTTGTTCGTTTGGACCAGCAGAACTGGGAACATCATCCTTTGTGGGTAGAGATTCAATTTGTTCTGACATGTTTTATTATCCTTTCTTTTTAACCGCAGGCTTAATAACCTTTGGTATGGATGTTTCTTTCTTAACGTCATATCGACTTATTAGGTCATACATCGCTACGAGTTGATTTGAATTTAGTTTAGCTTTACCTGGAGATCGCATAGAATCGTACTCCAACAAGTTAATCATACTCTTTAGATTAGCCACTAATTCTTCATAATCAATTTTATTCATTCTGTGTTGTCCTCAATGTATGGTACATTTTTTCCGTAGGTTTCAAAGTTAATTAGTTTTTGTTTAACATCCCCCAGAGAGAGGGCAGAGTTATAGATGAACTCTCTTGTCTTAACTTCATGTGGATCTGTTCCTAACCATGCGGTAAAGTACTGTACTAGTATTTCTCCGTAAGCTTCGTTGAAAAAACTTTCACGTTGCTCAGAGGAGAATTGCGCACGTACCAGTGCTTCTTTTGCTTGTAGATCCGGATGTATACCTTTCAGTCCCTTCTCGGCTGCGGCTTTATATTTATCCATTATGTTTCCTTTTTAAGTTCTTTTCTTACCTGACGCTGTTGTAGACCATTTTACTTTCTTAGGTCCAGTCTTCTTAGCTGCTTCCTTTTTAGTTATCTTTGAAGCTACGCTCTTTGGGCGGCAGGCTGGGTATGCACGTTTAGGTTTTCCCTTTGCACTCTTACGACCACAGGGCTTTCCAGTTTTTACATCTACCCACTCTTCCCCAAACCACTTACCTAAACCACCTTTATTCATGACTTAGATACTCTGTTGTCTGGGCCACTCCAACCACCACCACGTTTCTTGTACTCCTTAGAAGCCCAAGCATTTGCGTATGCGGATGGATATACTTTAAATTTCTTCTTTGCTGCAGATTTAACTCTGGACCAAAGGGCTGGGTTATTTGGTTTAGGTGATTTTGCTGCCATTACCATTTCACCTTGTCGGCCCAATACGCAGCAGACATCTTACCTTTTGATATGTTCCTACCATGACGAGCTTTAAAGCTGGCACGTTTAGCTTTCATCTTATCAGACTCTCCCGCTTTAGGTGAACCCGCTGTGGATGCACCCTGTTCTCCAAACCGTATAGTCTTAATTGTTTCACCTTCTTTGGCAACAACAACATGTGACTTGGTTGCATGTGATGGGGTACGCTTAGGTTTATTATAACCTGATACACCCGCATTGGTTAATCTTGAATCTTTCTTCTTTGGCATACTACCTCCTTACAATGGGTTATCCACAAGTGAATCATAGGCTTTCCAGATATCATCAACCTCTGTCTTTAAGGTGTTTATAGAATCATCTAACCCATCAGTTATTGTAGTACTCTTTTCAACTTGAGATCTTAGATCCAGCAAAACTTTCTGCTGCTCTAGGATGTTTTTCATCTGCGTACTAATTGTTGACAGTCTTGTGTTAAGACCCCTAACATCATTGTCTTGAACTGCTTGTTCCAATGCTTGTAAACGAGATCCTAATTCTCCAGCCTTCTCATCAAATGCTCCTGACTTAGAGACTACAGTTCTAATACCTGACTCTACTGCATAGAACCTTTGAAGTGTATCATAGCCATAGTATATGCCACCTGATAGTGAACCTAGTAGTGGTAGGGCGGCAGCTAAGTACCAACCCTTGAATGTGAAACCACCAACCTTTAACTCTGTATCTTCCATATTACATTTCCTTTATAGGAGTGCCATTCTGTTGTATGTAAGTATTGGCCCCATAGATAGCAGTTGCATCCTTCATGTCATTGGTCAGATACCCTGTCCAACCTGTACCGGCCCCAGACCACGTAATCACAAACTCATCAACGGCTTGCGTGTATGTCACTGCTGTGTACTGTCCTGCGACTAGGTTGTTTGTTGCTGTGTATGCGTCAATGCTTTTAGTCAATTCGCTGTTGTTAGCAGCCGCCATGAAGGCACCCGCTTGTTGAGCGTACACTTCTACGTTAGTTACTGCTGTATTATATGTTGCTACCTCTGCAGCACTAATAGTGTACTTATCGGTTTTCAACATATCTTGCAGTGCAACCTGTTCAGGCTTTGTGTCAGCATCTGCTGCTATAGAGGAGACAGATGTTGCAGTAGCCAATAGACCAGTAGCTGTGGTTAGCAGGTCAACAGCCAATGTAAGTTGGTTCATTGAGGCTGTGTGCTCTTGTGTGAATAACTGCTCAGCATTAGTAGCAGTAGCATAATCATGGGCTACCACTTTATCCAAGGACACTTTGTAGGCTGCATACTGAGCAGCTGTAATCTTACCTCCATCAAGTGCATTGTCAATGACAACACGCCCCACTTTAGCGTAGCCAACAGCACCATTAGTTAGTTGACCAGATGCAAGTAACCTATTATTAATTAGGTCTATCGTTCCTTTCAGTTCTGTAATTTTCTGTTGTCCCGTCTGACTGTACGCTTCCGCTCCTAGTACTCCTGAACCGCTCACTAACAGAGCGAGAGTCCCCGCCGCTATTAGTGTCTTTTGCTTCAATGATCTCATCTGTTATATCCTCTCCAATTCTTAACAAGCTGTCCCAAAAACTTTTATTATTCTCATACCCTACTATAAAATCAACAGGGCTATCTCTATATTTATCTATCGCTTTCTTACCCATTAACAGTTTACCTGTAACAACATCTAAGATGGGGCATGGGGTAGACGCGAGTATCATAGCCTTGAAGACTTTAGGGCTGTCACAAAGAACACTAATTGCTGAGACTTGTAAGCCTAACCCACCTATTTGTTGGGGTGTTCCTAGAAGCCTTGCATCTTTTCTTCGATTACAGCTTGGATCTTGAGCCATTCCGCCACTAGATAGACCTATAATACTTAGCTGTATACCTACAGATGTGGGTATTAAACAGCTATCATTACCACCAGCACCCATAACTGTTGGTGCTATTGATGACATAACTGGGGCAGGACTCCCTGCTCCTGTACCATTGTAGTTATTAGTTGCTGTAGAACTAGCATTGTTACTATCTATTGTGGAGTCTTGATAGTTATTACTAAAGTCTCCGGTAACATCATTCGCGTAAGCAATCGATGTCCAATAGATTATTAAGATCGGGATCCATACACATAAGTGTAAGAGCAGCCTTCTCCTTTCCGATAATTGATAATGTTTGTGCATCCAAATTCCTCTGACATTTAGGTTGCCCATCTGGACAGACCGAGGGGTATTCAATAACAACGGTGGTGCAACTGCAGAGGAAAACTGTTAATATAAACCTAATCACCATTTGCCATTTTCTCTACAGATTTACGAATAGACTTAATGTTTTCATCTATCCTAGCAGAGATTAGGGCTTGGTTGTGGACAAGAGTTTCTAAATTCTTTATTCTGATCTCATGCCTCACTATATCTCTCGTGTTGTTTTGTACATTATTATCTAGAGATGATACGTACCAGACCAAAGCAATTGTCTGCAATACCACACCAATAAGAAAAGACATCTGAGTAGCCTTAGTACTCAGTAAATCCCGATTGTCTGATGAACTCATTTAGTAAACCCCGCACCAAAATATAGACCAACAATTGCTGATACTATATGCGTATCTAACGGAGTAATCACAAATCCAGTAGCTGACTGCCACTGCACTGTTCCATCACCACCAAATATCCAATTAATTATACCACCGTGAACTTCGGTATAACCTACTATAACATTAACTTCTGGGTAAAAGACTGCTACCGCTTTCGGTAACACGATGATAGAGAAGACAGCAGCAAGGGCTATGAGCCTCCTTGTCCACGCAAAGTGAACATCTTTCTGCCCATGCTCCCTCGTCTGCTGCATACCACCAATCATCATCTTTTGTTGTTCAGCTTTATTCTTCGTACTTTGACCCCACATGGACATGACACCGCCAAGTACGGTGGAGAAAAGCATTGTAATAAGTTCTAAAGGTAATCCAAACATTTCTCCACCTCCTGTGGTTTATACTTCACCTGCAATCATTTTTCTTGCAAGGGCTGTTATCTGATTAAAGTCAGGCCGTTGTGGGGATTCAAGACCCTCTTTACGAGCTTTTATGTCAATCTCTGCCCACTGTTGGAAGTGCTTATCAATAGAGATAGCCAACTGTTTAGTGTTGTCATCCACAGTGTTTTTAGATTGTGCATTAGTAAATACTACATTGGCTTCTGCCAGTGATGTATCTGCTTCTAACTTACGCTGAGTAATCTCACCATCTTTCTGAGCTTTTTCAGATTGCTGTGTAACAGTTTCAACTGCTTTTTGTTTAAACTCATCTGTTGTATAGTCTTCAAGATAATCATGACTATCAATACCCATAGACTCAATTATTTTTGTAGCTAACACAGCAGGTGCTTCCGGTCTGATTACAACACCTTGACCCTGACTGTTGAGAGCTGGGAGTACTTTACTACCAACCATCTCTAACTTCTTAATCGTGTTTGCGTTTGAGTTCTCACCAATATCTAGAAACACTTCAACATCCATACGTGATGGCAAGTTCATAATGTTGATATCAGAAAACACACCTTGGTAACTAAACTTAGATTGAGTCTTCAAAGATTTACGCATTGTCTTATAGACACCTACACACAGACGTTTCATACCTGTCTCTGCAAACCTACGAGCAATATGCTGAATACGTTTCTGAGATGCAGACTGAACTGCAGCTACTTTTGATTCACTATTACCAGACACATACAAGGAATCATTGAGACCTTGCGCAGCCTTAGACATACCCGTTGCTTGTTCCTTGATTGTTTGCAAGTGTGAAAGCAATGGGACAGTACCTGAACTGATTGCCTCTGGGGGCATTGCAGCTACAGCACCATTAGGGTTACCGTTAGTTGGGATGATTTGTTTTGGTCTCATGTTTTGGAGAGCAGAGAAATCAACAACGTTTGGATCGGCAAGCTTTGGTGAGTAGTTTGTAAGGTATGTATTCTCAACAAACCCACGAAGGATTGCTGTAGCAGCGAGTGTGGACGATCTTGTGAAGTCAGCTATAGATAAACCATAAAACTCATATGGGATATCAATAGGTGATAGACAAGCTATTGGTATCATATCTACATCACTTTCATACAGTATTGTATCACCGACTGTTATGAAATGTTTAAGTTCAGCAACCCCGTCACCATCACGGTCAACGTTGATCCAGCACTCTGTAATAGTAACTTCCCGATTAGCTTCAAGTGCAGTGATGTCATCATTCATCCTACCTTGTATAGTACTCTGACCTGTCACTAGCTTACGAGCTGCGATATCTTCAGAGTAACTACCACCACCATCCCAAGAGGTGTAATCATCTAGATCATTCCATTCATCTTCATTAATACTATCTGCAACATCAGGCCACATCTTACGGATCTCTGAGCGAGTTAGTATTGTTTGGATACCTACGAAACTAGCATCATCAATTGATTTAGAATCACGAGAGATCCTGAAAGATTCTGGTGGAATGTTTTCAATCTTAACACGAGAGTTATCATTCTTACGGCGAATACGTACATCCACATAAACCAACTCAGCATCCTGCTGTCCGGTCTCCATGTTCAACTCACCTAATTCATTTTCATAATTTAGGTCACCAATGATCTCAACTCCTTCTTCAGCGAGGAGGACATCCAACTGGCCTTGAGAGATCTTTTCGTATTCTTCAAACTCGTAGTCGTAACCTTCTACATAGTCCCACCGAACGATACCATTCTTCCACAGTAATGCACTTTTTATCCAAGTTTGGATAATTTCCCAGCCATTATTCTGCTTAAAGATAGCATAGTTTGTAATCATAGAGGCATCCTTAGCACTCTTAAAAGAGCCAGGAGAGTTGTCATATGGTACAAATCTAGCCAATCTTCCGTTGTTTAGGAACAGATCAGACAGGATTGCAGTGTATGCTTCTACAGTTTCTGTAGTAGATGTGTCAACAATACTAGATACACCCTGCGGTGCTAGGTGATCTGCAGCAATACCTGCAAATTCATATGTGGATCGTTGACGTTCCTTTGTCATGTCAGAGGAGTTTAACCATTCCCCTGTAGAGTTCATAACACCAGACTCAATTAAATTGATCAGGCTGTCATCAGACACTTTCTCTTTATACTTATTACCAGACATCATAATGAACCCCTCCCTGTAAGAATCTTCTTGGTATTAGCTAACTCTGCGTAGTCGTAGTCTTTACTACCAGCTTTGATAACAGCTTTCTTCTTACTAGGTTTAGGTTCTTTCTTTGGTTCAACTTGTGTTTCATTAAAGCGCATAGTTCCCTCCGTGGGTCTAACTAACTAACTTGGGACTATGCCCGATTATTATAATTTACAATAGAGACCCACCTCTTATATGGGAGGGGGCCTCTATTTGACGCCTGCCCAGTGTTCAGCTGTAGTTGGTTGATACCCAAACTACACGGTAGCGAAATTCCATCTGCAAAACAACGTAAAGACCTGAGGTCATGAGACCTCTGGCGTAGCACTTTGCGTTAGTGCCAGACGATTACTTTAGCACTCGCACTTAGTGCAAGGGCATTCACGATTCATTACTGCGCATAGTATGCGTTTCAAATACTTTCTCATGTTGCCACCTTCTTTGCAGCGGGAGATAAATCCTTCTTGTGAAATAGAAATTTACTACTCGCCGTGTGCTTAGCACCAGACATCATTTTACCCTTAGCATCTTTATGCGTTGGTCCTTTGCACTCTTTACCATTTTTATAGTAGTGCTTCATTCCTGCAGCCATTTTAACCTCCTAAATTAGTTGGTGGTTTACCTGCCGCGACCACCAGCGCGTTATGAGGACAATGCAGGAATACTTATTCTCTATAAGGAACTTAGAGAATCTTATGCATATCCATAGTATACTTCAAGAAATTCATCTTCATGGTTAAGGTAGACCATATCATGTGGGATACGACCTTGAACCCAATAATCTAACACCGCACTATAAAAAGCTTCTTCTAAATCCATTGAGTATTGTCCGGTTCCCAATCTGAGATCCTCTCCTTCCATGAAACATTCCTTGTGTTTAGACGATCCCAATGTGTACGTAATACCTCAGCACATATAGCTAGAGCAATGACAGTATCGTCACAGCAGCCAGGAGCTGCCTCAGTCTTACCACTAGCTGTAGATATGTAGTCTTTAAGTTCCCTGATTACAATAGGTGAAGGTATCATTATATCTTCATTATCAATCAGGTTCTTTAGGTTACCAATGATTACAGGTTTAGATGCAGAGGTTGTTCTAAACCCTAGCCTTAGCCCTTCTTCATTAGACACATTAGCCATCTTTGTTTGTTTGTATAGGTTAAGATAACCCATCTGTTCTAGTTTCTGCAGTGTAGCAATACCCATAGAGTTGGATTCAACTGCTAAGAAAGCATTGTTATAGTATCTACCTAAGTAGAATAACAACTCACCCCACATACTTGGGTCAATTCGGTTGTTACGATACACTGCTACAATTTCATATTTATTATTCATAACGATAGCAGCACTATAGTCTTGACCTACCCCCAAAGAGACATCAGCCCCAATGACATATGGCTCCTCCCACTTAGGATAGTCATAGATAGACAAGTTACCTTCCCTATTATCATCAAACATCTTACTCGCTGGATCCCAATCACTACGCTTCTGCTCTGGCCTAGGAACTAGAGAGTTAAGTCTCTCAATATCAAAGACATTAGCACCCGATACAATGAAAGCCTCATCGGCTGTAGCTGGATACTCTTGTTGAAACTTTAACTTACCACCTTCTGCAATCTTCAACCTACGCCAATACAGTTGATCTCGGTCTAACTCATAGTTTTCTACTAGAGTCTCCTCTTCTATTGTCAACTCCATACCCAGAGGTGCTGTACGCCTGTATTCAGGGGTTATAAACCAAGGTAGGAAGATTGGTAGGTATTCATTCTCCCCAGCAACAGCCCCCTTCCAGAGCCTGTAGAACTCCCCTTGAGCACCATTGGCTGTAGACTCCAAGATAACCTCAGTTCCTGGTGCCTGGGAGATCCCCTGGAACAGACCGGCCAAAATCTTCTCATCATGTGTCCAAAATGCTACTTCTGATAGGTGAGCAATCGTTGGTGTAGTCCCACGACCAGCTTCCGGAGAACCCGCTGTATATAAACGATACGAGCCAATAGCATCTCTATCATTATAAGCTGGAGATTGTATTTTAATTTCTTTAGCATTAGATGTTATCTCCTTAGGGACTAAATCCCCCTGCATATTACGTATTAAATTCTTAGACATACTAAATAATGCATCAGATGTAGCAGAATCATGAGCCATAACTACGCTTCGGGAGTGCGGTGAGAAGTATGACTTCCAAAATACCCTCCCAGCACAGTAAGTACTGATGCCCTGTTGCCTAGCCTTAAGGATAATAACCCTAACCATGCCTGTAGTCGCTTGTTGTTCTGTGAGAGCCTCTGTAATACGCAGTTGACACTCATTGAATTCAAAAGGTATGAACCCTTTAGACGTATCCTTAGTAATAATCTGTATTTGTTCTTGAGCGAAAGAAGTAAAGTCATTCTCATACCCCTTTAGCTTGATCCTCTTCTCTTTTTCTTTAAGAAGAGTCATAACTTCCTTGTTATTCATCTGTGTCCCCTATGTATCTATAAGGAACTTAGACAATCTGTAGTTATATTGTAGTATATTTTAGGATTCTGTGTGTATCTGTACAGATTGGAGTACCCCCTAGGTGCTTTGAGGTACATTGAGTGGCTTAGAGAGAGCCTGTAAGTATTGTTTTTATATTAAGTACCCTCATATATCTCACAGTACCCCCTCAATCTCTCTAAGGTATCCCTGATGGGGATGGAGTCTCTGAGAGCCCTCAAGGGGTCTCTCATAGCCTCTAAGGTTCTCTCAGGTACTGTGAGGTACTCTGAGGTATCATAGCTCTGTGAGGTTCTCTGGTGGCATAGGCACTAGCGGGAGGATCGATGTACTGTGAGAACTTCGAGAGACTGTGGGGCAATGGCATCCTATTCTCTAAGTTCCTTATAGGGAGAAGCTATCCAAGCCTGCCCCTATCCATTAGGTTACTATATATATCTATACTCTCTAAGTCTCTCTCAGCTCTATCTCAGTATCTCTCAGTGTCTCTCAGTACCTATCAGATAAGACCCAAGCTATGTGTTCTCTTGGTGTCTATTAGGTCTTGTAGATGCTAAATGTCATTAGGTTGTAGAGTAAGTAATCAGTCCACAGGGGCCTGATTTGCAGAGGTGTTGTGGGGGTTTCCCTCTCTGCCCTCTCTGCTTTCTCTCTTGCCTCTCTGTCTCTCTGTCTCTTCCGCCCTCTGCCTGCTCCGCTTCTCTCTGGGGTTGGTCTGGGGGTGGGTCAGACCGACAAGGCACCAACATATATCTTGAAAGGATATACCATGCTTATGACAAATACTGAAGTAATGAACACTATAGCACTCGCATATATAGCCAATGACCTTTGTGGTGAAAAGGATATATTCTGGACCGCAGACGGTGAGCCAATTGTGTATGTTCAGAACAACCACAGTGAATACTACCACTTCGAAGGTGGGTTCTACGACTGTGAAGATAGCTACTAAGTCTTTTTGTTTCAGCAATCGTTATGGTTGCTGTTTCATAAACACTTAACCCAACCTATATCTTGAAAGGATATACCATGAAATTCCCAACGTCAGATAAGATCATCCTTCGTGCTGCTAAGCGTCTAGCCATACTTGAGGCAGGTGACAAACTTGGCAACGATGTGTGGATCAACAATCCCAAAGCAGATGCTTTAGGTGATTTCTTTCTAACTTGCTCAAAGAGCGAACTAATACGAATAGTTAAACTATCTCGTGTATGCCCAGATTACGCCTATGAAGCTCTTGACATTACCTATTTCAACGATGCGGTAACTAAAGCCGATAACAAAGAAGGCGCATTCTTAGATTTCTATTCTAAATTCAACTTGGAACCTAGAGACCTTGCACAAGATCAAAGACAAATCTCACTCTTTAGAAGTTTCAACTAAGTCTTTTTGTTTCAGCAATCGTAATGGTTGCTGTTTCATAAACACTTAACCTATATCTAGAAAGGATATATTATG